AGGTTCGAGTCCTATAACTCCCACCAATTTTTTTATGCGGGAGTGGCTCAGTGGTAGAGCGTTGCCTTGCCAAGGCAAATGTCGCGAGTTCGAATCTCGTCTTCCGCTCCAAGACATTAAAAACCCCTTAAAAATAGGGGTTTTTTTATTTTTCTGGTGCGAGTTCTGGTGCAAAAACAAAAAAAGAAGGTCATTTTCGACCCTCTTTTTTTATTGTTTAACCTTACTTATTTTTGGTTAGAATTAGCATTTTCCTCTAACAACTTTTTAGCATTTTCGTATGCCTCAACAGTTATCTTGGCTTGTTCCAATTCTTTTGCCTTTGCCTCTTCCTCAGCGAGTTTAGCAGCATCTTCTGCTTGCTTTTGTTCCAAAGTGCCAACCATCTCAACTAAACTGTCATAGTTTTCTTTTGTAAGATTTTTCTTTGCAGTTCTTAAAATAGCAGCCTTTGCTTTATCCCAGCCAAGAACAACCACAATAGCGATTGTAAGCAATGCACAACCTATGGCTATAAGGACATAGCCCCAAGTAGGCATAGCAAAATAGATTTGGGCGATATTAAAGCCAGCGAAACCCATTATAGCACCACCAATAATAGCAAAAAGCAATGTTAAAGGGTTATTTTTAATTGCTTGAAAAAAGTTTTTCATAAATTCTCCTTTTTTAATACGACAAACCACATAGGTGCTTGACAACCCATTTAGCACTCGTATAGTATTTATTAAATTTTTTGCTTTAAGGACTTGTACAGCCCTAGAACATATAAGCGTGCCACTCAATATACTCACAACAACAGCCGTGATTTGCAATGTGGTGAATATGATACACATAAAACCACACAAAACATCAAGGACAGATAAGATGATGGTAAAAATACCATAAACCTTAGTCTCTTTTGCGAGTTTTCGTTCAAGCCTTTCAAGAGTGTCGTTTATTACTTCTTGCTTAGTCATAACTATCCCTCCACAACAGAATTTTCTTCGGTTGCAGTTTCGGCTACAACTTTTGCTTTTTCTTCATCTGCTAAGGCGATAACCTTTTTAGCATAAAGAATTTTTGCTTTAAGATTAACAATCTTTTCATCGGCATCGTTTCTAATTTGTTCAAGTTCAGCAATTTCTTGCTCTGCTCTCGCAACATCTTCACGGTCGATGGTATCGTTTACGATTGTGATGTCTTGGTAAGCAATAACCTTATCATCATCGCTAACGATAACAATTTTGTTTTCTTGTTCTACCATTGCATTTTACCTCCTTTTTTAGATTTTTGTTTGTCCATTTCACAACGGTCATTTATTGTCAAAAGTAGCAATTTGCCACGATTAACCTAGTTGAATAGATTTCGTATAGCAGTAACTATATCAAAACCAGTTAAGCCCTTTACTATTGCAAATACAATCACTAGGGCAAGTATAGTAAACACAAACCAGAACACTATTTTGGTTAGCAAGTTCACTTTTACTGACTTGGCGATAGGTTTGCCATCTTTGTCCAATATCAAATCACCATTGCCATTTGTGTAATATTGTGGAATACCAACAATAGAATTAAATAGGTCATTGATACAATCAAAGGTCTTAATAATTAGATTTCCTATACCACCAATTACTAGCGAAAGCATATAGAACACAATAGTAAATGCAAATGTCCATTTCATAAGAGAAAGACCGCCAGGCTCTTTCATTCTTGCAAACTGAAGGACCGGTTTGTGCTTATTGTAAAAAGCCCTTTGATTTTCTAACTCTGCCTTCTTTTGGTCGGTGTCCATATCAGTTTTAAGTTCTTTCTTAGACCCTTCTTTCATTTCATCGATAAAGTCCTGGTCTTTAAGAGCCTCACTCAAACCGATTGTTCTTGCAAAATCTTTACCATTTTCATATATCGATTTGCTTTTATCGTATGTTGGCTTAAACTCTGCAAGTGCTTGGTTTTTTGCATCTTCAAACGAGGTAGGGGCAGGTGCTAGATTGTCAACTACTGGGGCTACTTGTTCACAAGTTTCCTTTTCAGTTTCCTCTTGCACATCATTTTTGATTTCCTCTAAGTCTTTTTGCAAGTTCATAGTTTCCTCCTTTTTATTCCCTCGATTTTGGGGGAATTAGATTTTTTGTTTTCTTTGGGCATCGCTTGTTTTAGCATTTGCTCATATTGTTCTAGGGTAAAAGTTTGATATTCTCTAATTACATTGCCATTTACAATTCTTTCGGTGAGCAGACTAATTGTTTTCGTTGCTTTCACTTAACTCGAATAAAGCCTCAAAAACATCGTTATCAACAAACTCAACTTTGCCAATCGATGGTATACCACCTTGTAGGTTAAGCCACTTATCATTTACTTTGATATTCCAGTTGCCATCATACATATACTCGTGTTCATCAGTTTTGATATAGGCTTTGCCATCTTTGATATAGATGTTTTCATTTAAAACACCATCTTTCAAGTTTGTGATTTCTTGTCTAAGATTGTACATATTTCATCTGCTCCTTTTATTGTTTTAGTGTATCTATCATAATAATTAAATTCTTTTAGATACCCAGTCCTAAATGTTTTAGTTAATACAACGATTTTAGAGAGTTCAATTTTCTTTTTTAACAATTTGGTGGTTTTTCTTTTGTATCTCAAAATGTTCTTTTTGAATGGTTTTACTACAAGTTTGCCATTAGGGTGCAATATAAATCGTCTTTTAAGATAAGTGAAACCATCGCCAAGTTTAAATATTTGGGTTTTGTTTATGTTTGGTGTTAGTTTTAATTTTGTAAGCCAGGTTTCGATTTCCAATTTGTATTGCTTTAATTGTTCTTTTGATTTACAAATTATATAGCCATCGTCCATATAGCGACCGAAGTATTTAATTCCAAGAGTGTCTTTAAAGTGGTGGTCAAAACTATTCATATATATTGCTGCACTAACTTGCGAAACTTGACTGCCTAGACCAAGACCTTTATCTCCAGCAAAACATCTTATAAAATATTCAAAGAGATTTGCCAATCTTGTGTCTTCGACTTTATCTCTAACATACGATATTAAAATGTCGTGGTCTATCGATGCAAAGAAGTTTTTAACATCGAATAAGAGTATATAACCCTCATTTGTTTTGTTTTCCAAGTAGTAGCGATGCAAGTGCGTTTTTAGTCGTCTTATAGCAAAGTGTAAGCCCTTTTTCTTTAAACAAGCAGCATTGTCATAGATAAACATAGGTCTAAATATTGGTAGTAGGCAATAATCACAAAGACATTTTTGCACAGTCCTTTCGGTTATATGTACTGACTGTATGTCTCGTGGTTTGCCTCGCTCTCTTGTTACAAAAAAATGAAAACCTTTGCTTTTATAAATGCCTCTATCTAACTGACTTTTTAATTCGCAAACATTTCGCATCAGTTGGCATTCAAAGTTTTGTGTGCTTGCTTTCCATCTCACACCCTTGCAAGCACTAACCCCACATTTATAAAGGTGTGTTAAAGTAAATACTTCGTTAAAATTCATAATTACTGCAAAGTTTATAGTGCTAATGGTAGTTTATTGCCAAGCACATCTTTGCTTATTTCCCCTTTTATCTCTATTAGGGTGGGAATGCACTCCTTCAAACATTATTGTTTGTGCCATTTTCAAAACATACTGTTTCTACTAGGTTGGCAAGTTTGTTTCAATCCGGGACGGACACGATAGGTGTTGTTGACGTTGTTGTTGTTGCAATTACCATTATTGTTGACATAGCAAAAGTTGTTACTGTTGTTGGAGTAGACCGACCGATTAGTGCACACCCATAAGGTTTAAGTTGTATTTTCAACTTTTAACCTTTCTTTTTCTTTCTTTATTAACCCCTTAATTAACAAAGTTTCCTCATCTATTAAAGCAACCCATCTCTCAAAAGTTTTAGGGGTCATTATCATTCTTTTGTTTTTATTGACCTTGTCTGGCTCTTGTATCGGTGCATAGATATGTAAAACATCTAACATCGATGCTAAATAGTCTAGCCTCGCCAAAACCAAATCGCACAAATCTAGTTTCTTTTGAGAAACACCTTCTCTCGAATAGTACGACCTTATTTGCAAGACTGCCTTATATATTTCTTGGGCAGTCTTTACTAGGTCTGTGCTTATAAAGAATGTTAATCTCTTAGGCAACTTTAAGCATTGTTGGGTTGTAAATTTGAGCAAGTCTTGTGCAATCTTTACATATTGCATTCGGCTTAAATCTCTTTTGCTTTCTATTACTGACATATAGTCTCCTTACTAGCACACCTTTCGGCGTGCAGGAAATTTTAGGCTTAACGGAATATGAAGCCGGGACGGACACGACAGGTGAAGTTGACGTAGCTGTAGGTGCAATAACCATTAATGTATACATAGCAAAAGCCGTTACTGGTGGTGGAGTAGACCGACCTTGTCCAATAGTTATCGCCTAACGTCCTATTTTCATAATTATAAACATCGTATTTAGAGCCTTCGCCCTCAACATTGTAGAAACCAGCACTTGTAGCAGCAGTTCCGTTTACTAATTTGTCATTTCTATTTAAACCAAACAATTCCTCAATCGAGTTAATATTTGTCGGATCGCTGAATGTTTGTAGATTTGTTGTAGTATTTCTACCAGCAGAGCCAGTCATTTCTTTATTAACTATATGGCTACCAAAAGTTGATTTAAAACCAGCATAGAATATTCCATCTTCTTGCAATGTTTCATAAAAACCATAGTAAGTCGTACTAGAACTATAAGATTTAGCCCTTGTATATACATTACTTGCAAAAGTATAGTAGTACCCACTATCGTATTGTTCTTGTGTGATTTTACCAACTGACTTGAAATAGCCCTTTACAAATAATGCAACATATTGGGTTTGAGTTTCTGGGAACTCTTCTAGCAAAATCATATCATCGTTTGCTTGGTCATATTCATACAAGCCAGATGTTTTACCGTTGCCATCGGTATAAAACAACTCGGAGAATTTAATACCTGTTGAAATGGTGCTTGTGTCTGGTATAATACCAGTTGCTTGCGACCAGGTTTCTTCGCCTTGTGCTTGCATTCTTTGTCTCATCGCAGAATACTTAAAGCCACCCTCACTTGAATACTGACCAGTTGTAAACGATGTTGCAGTGTTGGTTTTTAGATAACTATATTGTGGGTTAATATTATAGGTGCTACCAGTATAATAGTTGCTTAATCTAAAATGTATTTGTTCACTGCCATCATCAAGCGCCTCAATATATTCAATAAATATATATTTGTTATTGTATATACTATTGGCATCTTCTATTAGCAATTCACTGCCAGGTGTAAACATTGTACTTGCAAGACCTTCGCTACAAATTTGGCTAAGTTCATCTTGCGTATAAGTTTGCAGTATGTCGTCCTTTGCAACATACCATACACCAATATCTTTAACCTCAACGCTCTTAATCCAGTCTTTTGTTACATTCTTAACAAAGTAAACACCTGTCGAACTCACGCTAAACGAAATAGAGTGTTTTGATGCTGTCGTTGTTGCAGTTTGCAATACATTAAGGTCAACGTCTAAAAGTTGAAAGGTAACACCAGCCAAGTCTGCAACTTTAATAACCGTTGCACCACTTTGAGTGTTTGTTTTCCCGGCAAATAGACTTACATTTTTGCCATTATATTTAATTTTTCCTATCTTTAAATCTGTTGATAACATCTTATTTCTCCTTTATTAAATATCTGTTATATATAGACTTGTGACGCCTTCGATAACATCGCCAGTTATGTCGCCCATATAGTAATTATTTTTAGGTGTAGTGCCTACATAATCATTTACAACAAGAGCATAGACATCGTCTGCTATATGTTCGATTTTAATATTGTATTTTGCAAAGTCTCCAACAACTTGTGTGATTATCGTGTCGCCACCTTTTGTGATGCTAGCGATTGTGGCAGGTAAGTTGGCACTGTTTTGTACGCTTGGCATTTCAGCACCTTTTTCCTCACACTGTACATAAGAAAGCCTAATATTTTCTTTAATTCTATCAATTTGTTGCTCTAAGGCATTTTTTCCTTCATTAGCCATAAATTACACCCCCGCCATCTTGTCAGCGATTTCGCCAAGTAAATCGTCAACATATTTTGTTATAGCGCCAACACTAGGGTATAGAGTTTCGCTTTCTATATTGCTATCATTTATTGCTTTAACCTTGTTTGCATTATCTTCCTTACCACTAATATCTTGGTGTTGAGTGATAAAGTCGCTAGGTTTAGCAGTGCTACCAACAATGTCGCCATTCTCATCAAATATCGCAAGATTTCCAGCAACTGCATTGGCTTTTTTCTCAACATAGTCGCTTGGCTTTTTGCCACTATCTTTTAAGTTTCCATTTGCATCTAAGCCAGCAAAGTTTCCATCAGTAGCCTCAGCCACTTTGTCAGCCTTGCCACTTGTGTCTGGTGTAACACCATCAGTAACATCGAATGTGTATTGATAACCACTTTCTAGTGTGATGGTATAAGTGTGCACCAAGCCATCAACCTTTGTGTGTTCAATGTTTGAGATACCATAACCTCGCCTCATCATCAAAGTCCATTCGTTCGTGTCAGTAGGTAGTGTTCCAGCAGTTGTTTCAGCAACATTTGGGCAATATACATTTCCCTCATAATGCACATAATCAATATGGCTTTCATTGTTTACATAAGTTAATGTCTCGTTGTAGTTGCCACGATTTCTAAAACTTACACCTTGCACACCTTGTATTCCACGAGGTATTGTGAAAGTAAAATTAAAATCAAAACCAGTCTTGTCCTCTTTTGCAACAACTTCAACCTTTGCACTTGCACCATCTTCAGCATTTTCATTCAACGTTGCACTAGCAGTCGCATCGATGTCAGCAACAGCCATAGTAAAGTCAAAGTCGAGTATATCAGCGATAATGCAATTATGGTCGTCATACTCGCCACGATGGGTAACCTTTACATCAAAAGGTGTTCCTGGTGGTGCATAAGTAACATTTATTGTGCCAACTTGAATGTCGGCTTGGCTTAGGTGGTTTTTGTTCCAGTTGATATTTTCCACCACAACCCTAAATTGTTCGGCACTAAGACCAACCTTTTCATTTAAAACAGGGAACAAGTCATTAAGGTCAATGAATGAGGCAGGGGTTAGATTAAATCTATCTTCAGCCATTTTTATTTCTCCTTTTATGTTGTCATATCAATTCTTCTACAAACCACTTCCATTGAGAATGTGCCATCCCATATTGGTCGTGTTTTGATAATTTCAAATACACTAGGTATCAGTTCGCCATTTGCATTGATTTCATCGCAAATAACATTTCTATTTGCATCTTGCACATAAATCAAATCTTCACTTCGCAAGTATCGATACACACCATCAATGTCATACTTTTTGCAATTCAACAAGGTAAAACTTACAATGGCTCTATCTTGGTCGAAAGCACTAAATATTTCTTGCGATGTTTGGTAAGATTGTCTTTCGGTCTCGCCAGAGTTTTCATCGGTTTGCATAAACTCATTGCTTTCGATAGGGTAGTTTTTACCTTTCGCATTTACATAATCGACTTCATCATCTCTTGCATAGTTAAATTCGATTTCTCGGCTATCAACGGTGTTTGCCTTAATAGTGAATGCCAACTTTCTTACAACCCACAAAGTGTTTGTGTTGTCTTTTTCCTCATATTGAGTACATTTACCCCAGTTTTTACCCCACCAAGTAACGATATTATAAGTAACAGTGATTTTGAAAGTATCGTGGTCGGTTTTTGTACATTTGGCTTTAATTGTATTAGAAGGGAACGAGCCTTCAAGTCCAACATCGACATTTCGTGTCCAATCAAAGAATGTGCTATCTCTAACTGTTGCTCGTGAGTGTTCGTATGGCAATTTTTCGGTGGCGGTCATAAGTTCGGTATTTGTTTTATAGGCATCTTGCATTATTTGTTTAAATATTGAATTGCTTGATGTGTAATTACTACCAGTCGTAAGGTTTGCACTACGATGGTATTTGTCGTAATAAAGTGAAACGTCAACTGAGATGTCATTAACATCAGTTATTATCTCATCGGTTTCAATGGTGATTGTGCCAGAATGTCTGTAATATTCCTCTCGCAACTCAATATATTCCTCATCGAATAAACCAGCAGAGCCATATTCACCCCAATCCCACAAGTAGACACGATTGCCACCATTTAGCGGGTTGATAGTTACTTCGGTTGATTTTTCGTTCATATCCTCAATAGTTTTTACAGATGCCACATCGATAACATACTCATTTCCATTTGTTTGGTTTATGATGTTTTTTTCGCTATATTTTTGCGACAAGTCTTTGTAGTCATCTGGTGTGATTGTGTCAATAATCTTTGCCATATCAAATACCTCTCGTTATTTTCAATTTTCCTAGCGAAACATACATCCTTAATAGTCCAACCTGGCAAACCTTTAATAGCACATCGTATAGAGTTTGTTGAGATTTAATGTAAGCCTTAGGAATATAGTAATTATCACAAGCAGTTTTTGCCTCACTTGTATACTCAACATTGATACCTTTTCTATCGCAGCACCAAGAGATAATCTTTGTTAGATTACAAGTTCCCGTTGCATCAATAGGCATTATAGGTACAATGTCATCTTTCATTCTTTCAAAGAAGTCAATACAATCAAAACCCCAAACATCATCACCGCGCTCATTGTCTTTCGTGTCTATGTAAAATGAGCCTTGATAAATGCCATCTATGTGAATTTTTGCCTCAACATTTTGAAAGATTAGGTTTTTCGCATACAATTCATCGATAATATCATCGTTGTCGAAAATATCGAGTGATGCTTTATTTGATGAGATACCAAACTTTAATTCGGTTTCATCACTAAACTTATCATCATCCCATTTTAAAGACTTTATTGTTCGATAATCATAAACACCTGTGTAGCCAGTTTTAATTTTAACTATCTTTACAAGGGCATTTTTCTTATTCCATTTAGATATGTTTAGGCGAATGCTAACAATTTCGCTATCTTCACCAAAACTATACATAAACAATGTTTTATTGTTTTTTATTCTATATAAACTTGAATACTTACTTACGGTTGTGCCATCATCATTAACTGCATTTGAGAAATAAACTTCAGTAGGGAACTCGTTTGCAACACTATCAAAGTAAACCAAGATAGATTTAATGTAAGAGCCATCATTTTTTACTGAAATATCTATATATTGAGCAGTTGAAAAGCCATAGTTATCATCACTTAAACAATTTCCCAAATAACCATTATATGATGAGTTGTTGCTTTTATAGAAAGTGAAAGTCCCATCTAATAAGCAGCCACTTACTTCGCCAGTTTCAGCATCGACACTACCACCACAAAGATGTAACCCCTTTTTACCTTTAAATGTTCTATCTAGGTTTAGGTCGGTTATATTACTTTGGTGGTTTTGTTCGCTATAACCAGTGAATTGCAATTCATAGTTTATTAAGTATTCAATATTAACAAGAGGGGCATTTTCCATATTAGATTGCCTCCCATTGTGCATATAAAATCATACTTGTTGTAAAAGTAACTTTGTGGTTTGTTATATATCTTGTTCCGCTACCATCAGCCATAGTATTCCAGCCGGTCATTTTATAACCATCTCTCGACCAAGTTTTAGGGTCTTGTGTCGATATTTCACTATCATAATCACCAATAGTAATTTCAACACCATAATCAAATTCCAAACCACTTGTTACGGTTTCGCTTGATATATTCTTGTTGTATACAAGAGAGAGTTTATCTTCATCAGCATTTGTGCCGACCATTTCAAAACTCTCATTTTGAGCAGCCAAAACCTCTAAACTCTTTGAATAAATCTTTGGAAAGTCCTTTGGCTTAAAATACATTTTCTTTGTTACATAAACATCTTCGACAACGTCATAAGCGACAACAACAAATTCGTTGTATTCCTTAATAAGTTTCATAAGCACTCTATAAGCACCTATGGGCATAAATTTAAACTCAAACTTTAATCGTGGAGTTAAGATGGTAGCATAAGAGTTTAGTTTGTTAATTCGACCACCAGTTGTTCTAGTTGGCTCTTTAAAGAAACTTTTTGCATCAAAATAAGAATAGCCAGAAAGATTTGGTATTTCTTGCCCATTTATCACTAATTTAATTCTATTCTTGCTAGATTTTTGATACATCTTATCTACCATAAATTTTGCTCCTTTTGTTATCTAGGTTGGAATGAAACATTGTATTTTTGAGACAAAGCATCAGCATTATTTGTTGCTTGTAATCTTGCTATTTCCTTACCATCTAAGTTGACAACAATTTCTTGTCCATCACTATTGTTCTTTGCTGCACCATATTCAATCAATGCACCAATCATAGCCTCTTTAAATTGAGAAATATTTACAACTCCAGTACCACGAGTACCTTGTGCTACAATTTCGGCACCTCTTTCACCAGCCACGTGATAAAGAGTTCCAGTTCCACTCATCATACCACCATTTTCGTGGGCAGTTGCGATGGCAGTTCCAGCAGCCAATACAATACCAGCAGCGATAGCAGCAGCAGTTATTCCAGCCATTGCTGGTGCTGCGATACCAGCCTTTGCAGCAGCGTGGGCAACAGCAAGTCCAACCAATACGGCAGCCAATACCGCCAAGATAGGAATTAAGATTTTTGCAGTTGTTCCCATTTTGTCGAAGTTTGTAATAAACTCTAACAAGCCAGTAACCAATATACCAATACCAACAGCCAAACCATTAACTGAGCCCATAAACTTTAAAGTGCTCGTTCCAAGTCCAGTAATGCCTTTTTTTAATGTGCCATCCATCACTAAACCAATAATTTTAGATGCACCTATAATCGCAAGAGTTGTGGCTATTCCACCAAGAATACTAGAAAGTGCACTCGCATCTTCAAGTATGCCACCAAGAGATGTGCCAGCCATTTGCTCTTGTGTAAACATTCCACTCGTGTCTTGTGTGTTGCTCATCGTACTAAACTCATCGAATGAGAATAGGTGAGATTGCTTGTTGTATTCTTTCATATAGTCAGTATTAACTTTCAACCAAGTGCTTTCGCCTTTAAGTTTTGCAGTTAAATAACTAATACCATTAGCAAGAGTTCCAACCGCCTTTGAGATGCCTTGAATAAGAGGTGTTACCAACTCTAATAGAGGCATAATTGCCACACCAACAGAGTTTTTCATTACAGTCATAGAACTTGTAACTTCACTCATTGTTTCTTTGGCACTTTCATCAAACTGGACAATATTATCGATACCTTCTTTCATTGATGAGGTAATCAATTTTAATGTAGTTCTTATCAATCTATATAAGGCAATTCTTTTTAGGCTACGAAAGAATGATGAGAGACCCTTTTTGCTCGCATTTTCACTTGTTTCGCTAACCTTTTTAACACTATCTTTAACAATATTTCCATACTTGTCGAAAGATGCAGTAGTGGTGGTTAATATCCTTTTACCGTCTTTATATCTTTCAAAGTATGCTTTTGTTGTTCCATCAGCATCTTTTGTTACTTTTATAAGGTTTCCGTAATTTTGTCTTTGTTCGGTAGTGTATTGCTTATTAGCCGCTGTAATTTCTTTAAGCAATGCCAATTCTTTATCACTAAGTTTTTGTGGGGTGCCTTTTTTCTCGCTAGGTATATCGCCACCGGTATTGTCTGGTACATTGACAACATCCTCGCCAACTGGTGTTTTAGGTTGTATTGCTTGTTTAACACCACCATCTATACCAGTCTTTCTCAACACTCTTTCAAGTGCAGTAATTTCAGCCTTTGCACCTTTTAACTCTCTAATAAAAGGTCGTAGAGAAGTGGCAAGCGATTGAAACTTTTTCTTAAACATCGTGGTGTCTAGTTTTGCAATCGTGTTTTCAAACTTTACCAACACTCTATCTAATTGAGATATTTTCTTGGCAGAACTTTCGCCATTTTCGTTGTCTTTGACAGCAATATCTAATACTAAACTATCAACATTAGTTTCAAGTGCCACTTTTTACTCCTCCTTTTACTATTCTCTTAGTAGACCACGAGCCATAAGTTTTGCTCGTGCAACCTCAATGAGATTTCTTTGCTCATCACTTAGTTGTTGACTTTCACCGAAAACATCGGTGTGTGGACATTCTGGGTAAGGTATTAGTTGGCTAGATTTTTCAATAAAGCCGTTTACATTCAATCTCGAACATTCAAGGGCTCTAACGACATATTGACCCATAAGCCACATATCTTGCTCTTTAAGTTTTCGTTTATGAGTGTAAACTGCCTCATACCTAAAAATAAGGTGAGGGTCGCCAAACCAATATTCTTCAGCACTCATACCGAGTGTTAAAGCATAATCAAAATAGTCCTCTTTATAATAATCAAGGCAATACCAGTCATCTTTGACCTCTTGCACTTGATTTTGATTGTTGTTTTGTTCTATTTCATTGAGAAGTTTACTTTCTTCTTTGTAACTTCTCTTTGGGTAAAACCCAGCAAAATAAACTCGTACATACCAGCATTAAAGTCATCTGCAACACCATTATCGTAAATGTATTCAATAATTTCGTTAGCATCTAAGTCATCGTTTCCAGCCGCTTTAAGCATAAGAGGGAATGCAAATTTAATACATTCTTCCAATTCTTTGTCTTGCTCATACAACTGAGATGTGCTTTTTGATTTTATGTTTTCAATCAAAATATCAACTTCATCAACTGGTTTATTGGTGTTTTTCTTTGCGTTTTCTTTTGCTTTTGTAAACACATATTCACTAAGTTTTGGGTATTCTTCAAGTGCCCTAATAGCAATGTCTCTATTAACAACAACATCGAAATTGTAAATACCACATTCCACGTGTTTTCTTAATTGTCTAATTTCCATTTAATAATCTCCAATTTATTTTCTATGTCGCTCTCCGGCAATCCTTTAATTATTCAGTAGGCTCCTCGCCATTTGTTTCCCCAGTATCTTCACCGTCCTCAACAACAGGCTCATCAACTAGGTCATCATACCAACCAGCATCATCTACAACATTGAAACGAACAGTTAATTCGTATTTTGAGTTTGTAGCACCAGCAGGTAAACCAAAGTCTTGTGGCTCAACAGGAATGAAATAAGATTTATTGATGTGTTTAATATCAACGCAAATCCACATTCTTTTGCCTTCTTCAGCATTTTTCTTTGCCAAATCAACAATTCCAGTATCAGCAGCCAAGAATTGGTCTATAACTTTTTGTGTTAAATTGAAACCAAATTCAAGTGCACCAAAATCTTTAAGACCATTTGTGTAAGTCTTATTGTTTTCTTGCACAAGAGTAGTTGTTTCGATTTGCTCTCTTTCTGGGTTGAAATCTGGGTGGCTTGTGCAATCTTCCCAAAGTGTGTATTGATTTTTAAGGGTAGGTCTTGTACCAGCAGCAGTTTCAAAGCCGTAAGAGACTTTTGTACCAATAGTAGTAGCAACTCTATTCATAACTTTCTCCTTATTTTAATTTTTTTTGTTTTAGTAGACTTTTTCATAGTCCTTTTGTATTGTAAACTCGTATCTTAAAGATGATTGATAAGCCTTTGTTCCATCCTCGAAAGGTAGGGCAGGGCTAGATGTAACCTCTCTCATAAGACCGATGTTTTTGTTTGAGCCATTAAATTTCAAGTTGTGCATATACTCCGATATGACATCTTGTAATACGATAGACATAGGCTCGGCTAAATATTGCTCACCACCAAACACACCTTTCAATGCGTATATATCTATTTGGACATACACCCGTAAAGTTTTTACGGCAACAAATGTTTCATCTTTTGGTGCCTTGCTCATACAATGCACCACATAAAATGATTTTGTGGCATCTTTTATATGGTCGGTGCTAAATGCTAATTTGCCTTTAATTTTTTTAGATGCAGTAAGTCTTGTATCTTTTGCAAACATTTCATCGATATAGGCAACTATATCATCAATAAATAACTTTGTAGGTTGTTTACTCATTATCGACATTCTCCTTTATCAATTCTTTTGCAATGTTAGACATTTCATCTCTTAACTTTAATGATGTATTAAACATCTGTGCTTTCGCTGGTTGTCCACGATGGAATACTTTGCCAGCATACCAACCACCATCAACTTTCGTTTTAGGGTTGTTGTAGTAATACTCCCAACCTTGTGTTGATTGAGGCGACCCCTTAGGGCTCTCAAATTCAATAGTTTCAGTTGGCAACTTGCCACCATAAGTTCCTTTACCCACAAGACCAGTACCGAACTCATCGAATGCGAGACCTTTGCCTTTTGCAACAACTCTCACTCGACCAGGCTCGATTTCCTCTTTTGAAATATCAACCTTTCGGTCGGCATATTCTTCTTGTGCGATTTCCATACCTTTGTCGGCGATACGATGGGCAAGAGTTGAGGTTATACTTCCCATTGATTTATAGGAATTAAGTTTTTTGCGAAAGTTTTGTAGTGCTTGCAAATTCGCATTAGCCATACTAAACCCTCTTTAATACAACTCTTATGCCTTTATTTTGGTTGGCAACTAGGTCAACCCTATAATTGGCATTTTGTCCATAGTATTCCTCATCGGTACTAGGCTTGACCCCATCAGTATAGAAAAGGTCGCCCTCTTTAAACTTTCCAAACCACTTTTCGTATGGTTGGCAAATGATGTTTTGATAGAGATTTACATTTTCGCCAAATTGTTGGTTTGCAGAATAACCACTTGCTGGTTGTAATGAAAACTCTTTTGGTTTTAACTTAATCTCTTCTGGCTCAGCAAATTCATTAAACCCATCTGGCTCTTTTAACTTTTTGCACCAGTAGATTGATTGTCCATATTTCATCTAGGCACCGCCGCATTAGGAACAATCTTTGCAACTAGCGAAGGGTCGATGTGGCTTGATGCATACTCCCAAGAAATTCCATTCTCGCTATATGCCTCAGCATTTCCCGCACCACGAGAAAGTATATCTTCCATTCGTTGTGCTAGCCAGTTTTTAATCATAAAGTCAATTACAAGAGCATCTGCACTTGGTCTATCGTTTGCCGAAGGATACTTGTAAAACAAGTAATCGGCTAGGGCATAACCATAGGCTCTTTCATAATCTTTATCATCAAACCAGTCTAGGGCAGATTTAACGATTTCGATTATTTTGGCTTTTATTTCGCTTTGGTCGTTCACTTGCTTTAACCTCCTCGTTTAAATTGTTATTAGTTTCAACATCAGCATTTTCAACCACTTTTTCAGTATTAGAATGAGAAAAAGTTGGGTCTCCACTAAGATTGTCCACAATGACAAAGCCACATTGCTCAAACACATCTTTAAATGCTTGATATGGAACTTTGCTTAATTGCTTACCTTTCTTAATGACAACCCAACTTTCCATAACATTCACCTACCAGATTATTAAGCAGTTAAAACACTAGCAATGATAACTTGTTCAGCCAACTCGAAAGATGGTAGAGCAATCATTGATACTTTTGTTTCAACATTTACAGGGTCAGTTTTCTTTGTTGTGGTAATAGCAATACCAGTTTCTACTACTGTAACATCAGCATCAGTTCCACCCATTAAATCACTTTCTTCTGGTGTAGTACCAAACCAAGTGTTACCAAGTGGAGTTTCTGGCATAAATACAACAGTACCATCAGCAACAAATTTAACTTGTTTACCTTCGTTTTCGTACAATTTGCTATTTACATAGAAAGTACATTCAGTTTCTTCCAACAAGAATTTCAAAATTGCTTTTGTGCCCATTGCTGGAATTTTAAGGTTGCTATCACTATGGAAATATACTGCATTTTTGATTGCATCACATTTCTTCAAGTGTCCAAGAGTAACACTATTTAACATAGCCTCTCTTGGTCTAACACCAGTTTTTCTTTCGATGGCATCTAACCAGTTGTTGATGTCAGCGACTGGGTCAGCATTTGCATAGTCATCCCATTTTAAAGTAGGAACAACTTTGTTTTCAGCAGGAACTTCATAATCATAAGAGTATGATTGTCCATTGTCTGCTAATGCGATAGCACCAGTTGTAAGTGCTTGCATACGCATAATTTCCAATGTCAATAAAGCATCTTCTACAAGAGTTAATTTGTCATTGAAAATATCATTTAAGATGATTTTAACGGCAGCATCATTATTTGCATTACCGATAAGTTTGTTAAGTTCTTGTCTTTGTCTTTCATCGATAACTTTGCTATTTTTGAAGAAAGGCATTTCTGCTTGTAACTTAGCAATTTGACCTCTATTCAATGGAACAACTTTCGCATCGAATGCAGAAAGACTTAATTTAACAGGGGCTTTTCTAGCACCTTTAATCCAAGATAAATCAAGTCCTAATTTTTGTTTTGATGGGAACTTGCTTTCACCAAAGTATGGTGCTCTGTGTTGGCGAGACACTAACCAATATGTTGCTAATGTCTTACTTTTAACTAATTCGCTTATTGATTTAGGCATTATTCATCCCTCCCATTTTGGAACATAATTTTTGTTAAAGCAGTTTTAGCAGCATCTGCTACTTCTACTTCAAGTTTGGTAACATCGACAATACCAGCAACAACTAATGTTGCATTTCCGTTACCTTCAGTAACATCTACATCGTGTAATAGTACACCTTGTGAATTTGCACCAGTATCAGCACCGTTAGTTACAGTTAAAACTGTTTGTCTATCAGTCAAGCAGTCTACTGTTCCACCAACAGGAGTACCAGCCTTAATGATTTTCTTGCCATCGCTGTCAGCACTAACGCCAGTATTCCCAACGATACAACCAACAGTATGTGCAAGTTCCGGTGCGATTAAGATATTTTTATCTGCACCAAAAGTTTCTTTTTTCATACTTTACTCCTTTAAGTTTTATTTTTTGGGGCTAGTCATTTTTGCCTAGCGAAGAGTAAGCCCCTTTGATAGCATCAATACTCTTGCCATCTAACTGGTTAGACTGTGCAAGGTCTCTTGCGAAAGCAACATCTTCATCATCCTCATCTAAACCACCAAGCAAATCATCGCCTTGCGGAGCAGGTGGGGTGCTTTTTTTGATGCTTTCAGCCTTTGCTGACTTTGTAGCCTCCTCAGTTCTTGTTTTCATTATGTTTGCATATACTGAAACAATACTTTCGCCTTTTGATTGTGCCTCAACGATTTTTGCACACTCATCGGCAGAGAAACCATTTTTGATAAGTTCATCTTTAAATTTAAACTCAGCAACTTGTTTTTCAAGTTTCTCTTTTTCCTCAATTAAAGTTTGGTGTTCCAAATCTTTCTTTTGAGCATCTGTAAGGTTTGCATTTTCCTTTTCTTGGTATTCTGCAATAGCCTTTTTAAGATTTGCGATTTCACTTTCTCTTGCATCGAATTTGCCTTTTGCAACATATTCGCCACTAGATAGGTCTGCCAAGTTCAACCCATTTAAAAGTGCCAAAATTTCCTCTGGCTTTAAACTTTCGTTGTACTTATCGCCAAGCAATTTTTTGTAATCTAACACTACATTCTCCTTATCACACTAACTTTGATTTATAAATGCCCGGTCAGTTCCGTGCTTTGTGTGGCTAACTTCTTTAAATCTCGCTTAGCAACGAGAAATTTTTGCTTTTAGAGTGTGTGCTCACTTTTATAATCACTCTTGCGAGGAATTATCTTGTTTGTCTTTGGTAGGGACATTTTTGTCCTTACCATCGTTTTTGGCACCGACATTATTGTCGCCACCAGTCGTGTCTCCGTCATCTTTGTCGGCAACATCTTGTTTTTTGATTTCTTGTTTGGCTTTTGTTTCTCTTGCCTTTTGGTCTTGTTGTTCCCATTTCTTAGCAAGTGCACAAACATCATCAAATAGGTTAGTAGCCTTTAAGATTTCTTCTTTTGGCATATTTACACCATAAAGTTGAGCAATAGATTGAGCCTTAACAAGCATATTGTCGCTTTGATTTATGCGATATTTGATTTGTATTTGGCTCGCTGCAATATTCTTAACAGGACAACTAGGAATTTCTTTACATATTTTTAGAATACCCTTCAGCACATCATTGTCGCCTTTAAGCAATGTGGTAATATCGTTACGAATGATGGTGTGGGCATTTTCCCAACCGCCACCAAGCAATCTCGCTTGTCCAGTATCACCACCACTCGTTACTTGTCCACTGGCTAGGGGTACGCCAGCAATGTCATAGGCTTGTGTAAGCCTTTCTTCGTAAAATGAATTTAAGCCTGCAAAGTCAATTTTTATGGTAATAACATCGAGTTTAGCCTCCGAGTTGTTTTTGTTCTCTGGGTTATCATTCAACACTAATGCACCCTTCGATTTCATATCATCGATAATCTTTTGCGAGATGTCGGTGTTTTTGAAAACCAGGATAATGTTTGCACCATCAACAATCATATCTATCACATTTGAAACAAGTGTGTTGATACAGTTGAATAGGTCTCTATTAAGTTCGACAACACCCATACGAGCACTATTTACACAATGCTCAACCATAGGCATATCAAAGAATGATTTACCAACCTCAAAGGCTAGGTTATCAAAGCCGTCAAATGAATAGCCACATCTAGCAACGAAACGAGCATATCTAGTTTCTATGTAAATTTTGTATTCATAGTTGTCGCCAGTAATTGGCACATCTACAAGGCTTTGTTTTTCGGTTTTTACAAGAGAAACACAGAACAATGGGTTATTGCCACGAACACTTGAATAAACAACAAAGTTGTCTCGTGGGTCAACATCATTAAACTCAAAAGGAGCCTCTGTCTCAATATCGAAACCATCTTGCTTGGTCTTATATGAATAGTATTCAATGCCATTCTTCTTCTTTTTCTCAATGATGTCAGTTCTTGGGCAATGGTAGGTAACACCAACACCACAAGTATATATCCACTCTTTGACATTCTTGTCTTTTGCGAAAAAGTCAACATCATCGAAGTATCTATCAAGGAAAATCATATCATCGCATTTAACATCGCCCTTGTGAGAATATGTCCTTCTCTCGCTTGTGGTAAATGCCACTTTAAAATTGACGTGTCTATATGCGTGGTTTTCACTAACCTTGTTATTGTTCTTAACGTCTTTGTTGTAAAGTCGTTTTTTGTTTGCAATATCTTGCAAGCCCAACATAAAGTCGTGTAAGTAATTGATTTTTTCTCTACTTTGTTTATGTTGTTGTAATATGGTTGGCAGGTACTTTTTTATAATGTCCAAGCCATATTTATTTGTTGGTAAAAAGTCATTATCGGTTTTGGGTATTTGTATTTTAGGAATACCCCTAAACTTGTAATTGTAAGGCTTAGCCATTTGTTCCTCCCATAAGATTTTTATAAAAAAAGTGCGTAAATACGAAATCACCCTCTTAAAGAGTGAAAAGGTATCTACGCACCTAATATTGACACTTGACTTCGCAAGTTGCCATTAAAACTAATCTTCAATGTAATATTTTACATATCGTTTGCAGTTGAAACATCTTATTTTTTTGATAGGCTTATCTGTGTTTTGCACCTTATCAAAATTAAATACAACCTTTTTGTCGATAACAAGGTCATCATTTTTTATAAGTTGTTTATGGCAAACTGGACAATAAAGTTTTTGTGCCACAATCATTTCTCCTAAATATAATCGCCACTATACTAACACGAAAAATCAATTTTGTCAATTTTATGTGTCATTTTCGGCGATTTGTATACCCTATTTGTCAGTTTTTAGAGTTGTAAAGTATAGGCTTTGTGATTTCCACCGTTTAACCTTACAAATTTCTCTGCATACATTGCCACTGCATCTGGGGCATCATCGTATTTGTTTTTAGTTAAGTATGAGTAGCCAGTAAAATATTTCATAAAGTTTCGCATTTGGTGTTTAATTCCATACATTGTAAATTCAGGGAACACCATATTGTTACGAATTGTTGCCTCGTTGTCGGCAATCTTATCTTTTTTAACCTTAGTGGTGTAAATTTCAGTAAAGGTACAACTTGTGTAGCCTCGCTCTTTACACATTTTTTCTAGTAAGGTTTTTAAACTTGTATCAGTATTTCTTTCGATATGAAACTGAGTTACTTTGTGTTTAATTATCTTTTCAACGATTTCATTATGCAATTCCTCAATCGGTCTCATTTCAAAAATAACATCTTTCAAATAGTGCAAATTGTCGATTTTTACACAAATAGGCATTGAGACATAGTTGGCACCAGTTCTAGCAGGGTCTAGGACAGCATAGACACTTTCCATATCGCCATCTTTCTTATGAGGAATAGATGAATAGGTCAATATGTTTTTGTAATCGAAAGGGCAACCTTCAATAGGCATTGGCTCTTGCTGGTCCATAGAATAAAACTCTCTTGGGTTTTCATCTCTCTTTCTCTTGGCTTTTTCCTCCGAGTACATTGCGGGGAATGTTATTTTATCAGTATCATAATCAAGTTTTGGAACTTGCACAAACACCGATTTGAATTGAGTGTTGACGTGGGTATATTTGTTTACTGAAGAACGAATAGCATTATCGCCACCATTTCGCCTTTTGATGGTACATAAAAAGTCCTCATTGTGGTAGGCAGTCCCAGTAAAGAACTCTAAGTTGTGGTAATCATCATATTTTCTTCGTTCCCATTCACTATCATACATTTCAACATCTTGTTCGTGTATGTGAATTTTTGCCTTATCTTTTGACTTGGTAACATCATCGTAAAATTTGTATTTATATCTGTTACCATCAATGGGTGTCATTTTGTTGCAAAAAAGCAAACTTTCACCCTTGTCGCTACCGTGAATTAAAAGTCTAGTAGGTTTGTCATTTCCACCTACTTGGCAAATATCAAACATCTTTTCCCTTTCGCAATTAAACTGAGCATAGTAGGGGAACACTTTTGCATATCGAGGCGAAAGCATATACTTAATAAGCCTATTCGAGTTTGATGCTAAGTTGGCAGGGTTACCAGTTACCTTTAAGACATCGGCATCGACTTCATAACCAAAGATAAAAGCAATAGTAACAGTATCTTTATATGATTTACCATAACCAGTAGGGGCTTGTGTAAACATCTTTTGCCAAGTAAAATTTAATATCGCTTGGGTCGCATAATACCAGTAGCCACCGAAACAATTAAGGGTTAGGTTAAATATTCTTTTGCTTGGCTCTAAGTCCCATTCCATATAAAGAGCAAAGTGTTGCATTGACCTACAAGCAGCAAGGGCATAATAATCATCATACAATAGGCTATATTGAAACATTATTTTTTCATCTTTAACCTTTGCTTTTTCAAGTTGCTCGATTTTCTTTTTTAAAACCATTATCATACCAAGATATGTTCTTTTGCCACCAATATCTTTATGACCGATTACATAATCAGCGATTAGTTGTCTAATTTGATTTTCCTTTTCATCAGTTTTATTTTGCGACAAAAATTTATGTATTTGATGGTGTAATAGTTTATGAAACTCGCCAAACACTTTCAAACACAACTCATCATTAGACCATAATTCCTTAGTCCTGCAAACCTTGTTTACCGACTTCGATAATTCCTCTATTGCAGTAGTGTAATCATTGAAAGGATAATTTGTCATAATTATTTCCTCTTTTCTTTAATTTTCTTGGAACTCGCATTTTCTATTAAGCCTTTAATATTGTTCACCATTTCGATTGCCTGTTGAGGGGTATAGTCAATTTCTTGCTTGGTTGTTATGGTTGCACTAAAATCGTTTTGCACGGTTTCTTGTCCATAATCTTTGGTAGATGCAAAAGCAAGGGCAGTTTTTTCACTTGCATTGCCTTGTAGCGAACTATCAAATATGCTATGGGCAAAATCACCATTTATAGCATCAACCCATTTTTTCAATTCCTCATCTGTGCTTTTTTCAAACTTATTAAAGATTTTTGTTGTGATGCCCATATAGGCACAAAATAGGGGCTTAGTTGGTGTAATTTCAATATCATCACTTATTCTATTTATCAAAGCCATAAAGTGTTGGTAGTAATCTCTTAAATCATTAGCATCAAAGTCGGCTAAATCTTCATCGGTCATCAAACCATAGGCTCTAAATAATTCAAGCAACTTATTGTTGACAACTGCACCAAACTTTAAAGGCATTGGTTTCTTTAAATACATATTGGTTTCTTTCTTTTGCACTTGAATAATGAGGGTTGGAATAAGGCTCTTGTAGATTTCAAGGTTTCTATCAGCCAATGTTAATATTTCGCCATTTGGCTTAATTGTTATTTTCTTGCCCATTCTTTTCCTCCTGTTCGATAAACTTAAACATCATTTCCAAAGCATCATAAAAAGGTATTTCTTCTTTTATTTTTGCCTTATCGGTGCCAACATTTTCCCAAATACAAAATATTCCGTTCTCACATTTTCTATTTGTGTTACACCCATAAACAACTGCTTTAAGTGCTAAGAGTTCTTTTTTAGTCAACCTTTTAGTTTTAATTGCTTTTGTTTCAGCCAAATGCTTTTCGGCATCCTCTCTTGTTTCAAAAAAGTTGCCATAAGTTTCAAGTTTTTGCTCTTGCCATTCTTTTGGTTGTTTGTCAAAATTCGCAAATTTTAAGCCGACACAAAAAACATTGTCGTGCTTACCAATTCCATAGATTTTTGCACGTTGTTTAATCAGTTTATATAATCGCTCTCTGCTAATCATTGCACATCAAACTCCTTTTCCAAATCTTGCATTTTGCACATAACCTCTTCAAAGTCATACCATTCATAGTTGGGGCAGGTTTCCATTTTTTTATTTAACCACCTTTTTAATTTGTTCCACCTGCTTACTAGAAGTTTAAGTTGAGTTAGGGTTTTCGGCAATAATCTACCCACACAAACAATCTCGCCACTACCTAATTCATCTTTGTTGGGGCAGGTTTCACATTCACCATCAATACAACATTTTAATGCTTTTATTACCTGTTTCTCATTCATATTATTCGCCTTTATCATCAACTGAATTTAATTCATCTTCCATCTGGTCTATTCTTTTTATTAGGTAGGTGAGGTAATTTGAAATAAACCCATACATTTCACAACTTCCATACTTATGGTGCTCTAAATCTCTATCAAGCATTGCTTTTAATTCTCGCAATTCTTTTAATGCTCTTGGAGTTCCAAGATTTGGTATGTCTATTACGAATGGTGGGCGACTACCTTGTCTATAAACCAAAACCTTACCATTGATTAAGTTTCGATTTTCTATTTCAGTTATAGCATCAACATCAATACTTCCATCTTCAACACATAAAACTTTCATTTTATTTCTCCTTTTCCAATTCAAATATTTTGTCTAAAAGTGCCCCTTTTGTAAAAAATGTTTACTTAAAAACTTTCCATCATCTCTTTGTATGACCCACGCAGTTTCAGTTTTCATTGCCATACTCCTTTAATAAGTTATTTAAAAATTCTTTTAATTTATCTGCATTTATTGTTGCATACCCAAAAGCAACATTGCCAAAGTTGTCTATTATAGGCTTGCGATTAAGATTATATTTTTCAACAATCTTCTCAATAATCTGCTTTGGTTGTTCCATCAGTTTCTTTTCTAGTTCATCTCTTATTAAGAATAAGGTTTCAATATCATCTTGCCTTTCATCAATAATTTCATTGCATTTTTCGAGTTCTTTTTCTAATTCTGCGATTTTTTGTTTTAGTTTTTCTATTACGACATCTTTGCCTTTTGGTTTCCTATTGGTTAGAGTAAAATAACATTCTCTTTTTATTGTCTTGCCATCATTTAAGCAACATCTATGTTCTAAATCATTAAAATGAATGCAGTTTCTACAATTTATCCTATCACTCACGCCTGCTTACTCTCCTTAAATTTTATTAAACAATGCAAATTTAATTAGTTTCTTTGCGAGTTTTAATGCTTGTTTTCTAGTTAGGTGCATTCTTGTTGTTATCATCACTTCCTTTGGAATAGGGTAATCGCACCAGCCATACTCATTGCATTCCTCGTGTTGCTTTTTTAGGTCTAGTCCTAACTTTTGAGCCTCTATCCATTGAATTTGAGCCTCTATATTATCGATACCAAGCCAAATATGTGGCTCTACACTAGAACTTCTTTGTAAACTACATTCCTTGTTGTAGTCATCTTTAAACTTTAAAATACTAAAACCTCTACTGGTTGTTTCTTTTTTAAATTTCATTATTTACTCTCCTTATTTCGTAGTTGGTCTAATTCATCTCGGTCTATAATTAGCATCTTATATGCACCGTGTTTGTTGGCAGCATACAAGGGTCTTGTTTCGCCAATAGCAATAATGTCATCAATAAACTCGTTCCGTGCTTGTTGTTTGATTTTTGCAATCTTGTCATAGGTTTCTCTAAGTTCTTTATAAATAGCATCGTATTCTAGTTGTTTGCCTTGATAGGCACTATGCCAAAACTCACCAACACTAACTTCGCTTTTTAATTTTTCAATTTCTTGCTTTAATTGTCTATTTTCTATCGCATAGTCAATATTAGGGTTTCTCTCTGCCAGTTGTTTCCAATATTCAATTCCCAGTTCTTGCATTTTAATAATTTGGTCTTTTTCTTTATCGTGTTCGGCAAGAAGTTTAATCTCAACATTTTCCTCAGTTTCAAACCAAAGTCTCACAATAACTTCATTTACATTGTCTGTAACTCTTGTAATTGACTTGGTTTCTGGCATTTTATCAACACATATTTTCATAATCGCTCCTTATTGATTTTCAAAAATTCCACTTTCAATCAGCCTAGTAACAACCCTTTTCATCATTACTGGTGGCACCGACATTCCACACACATAGCCGATATTTGTATATGTATTTGGGCAAAAGTCAAAGTCGATAGGGAATGTTTGACTATTTCGCATCGTTTCCTTACTTACATAGGCAATGTGTTCTAAATCTATTAAATCTGGTTTTGACCTTATCGTATTCATCACATCATCATCTCTTATATAGAATGTTTGGAAAGCACTGCCTTTTTGTCCTAATCGAACTCGTGTGTCAGCAATAGATTTATCGCTCTTAACTGCTTGTTTTGCAATATGGTAGTATATAGTATCTTTCCCAATAGGGTTTAAATTGCCTTCTTTAATCATTTTATAGGTGATGGGCTTATAATTGAAAAACATATCAATCTTATCTAAATCAAAGTCTAGGCGAGTAGCAACAAAGAAAACACGATGTCTCTTTTGAGGGATGCCCATTTGTTCACCCTTCAGCAACCAATGTTTAACTTTGTAGCCAATTTTGTGGAAGTTGGCATATATTTGTTGCACATATTTCCAAGCATTTCCTTTCATAAGCCCTTCAACATTTTCCATTATCACAACTTTGGGCTTTAATTTGTTTACCGTCTCTATAAAGACAAAAGACAGGTCATCAAGGGTTTGTTCTTTTTGACCCTCTCTAAATTTTTTCTCAACACCCCAACTTTCTTCTCTCTGTCCAGCAGTAGAGAATGGGGTGCAGGGTGGCGAGCCATCAAGTATGTCAAGGTTGTAAAGTTCTTGTGGTAAATCATCTTTCTTATTAAAGTCTCGTATATCCATCACAAAGTTATATTTAGGGTTGTGATTTGTTTTGTAAATTTCATTCATCTTGGGGTCAATTTCGCAACAACCTATAACATCACACCCACAAAGTTTATAACCCATCGTAGACCCCCCCCCACAAGAAAAACACGAAAAGACCTTTAATCCATTCTTTTCTTCTGGGTAATCATCTTTCATAGACCATTTCCAGTCTGTGCTGACTTGGGGCTTACAATTTTCATAGCCATCACCAAGACTTTCAAATAATGATAGTTGTTCAGCCATATGTTTTCATTCCTTTTTTGTTAAAATATGCTCTATTTGTCAGTTTTAAGATAATCAAAAATACTAAGTTGTGACATTTCTTTATTAAGCCACTTAATACCTTTTTCGTAATAATTCTTGTTAATCTCACAACCTATAAATTTTCTTTGCATCTTATGACAACAAACCTCAACAACACAACTTCCAGCGAATGGGTCAAATATCAAGTCGCCCTCTTTGGTGTAAAAGTTTAATATTGCCTTAAATAACTGACTTGGTTTTTGGGTTGGGTGAAAGCGAACATCTTTGTGCATCATATCGCCTTGTAGCATTCCATTGTAAAGATAGTGAAACACACGTGCAACACCTTTACTACACCAAGCCAACTCGCAATCGGCGAAATCATTTCTCATTCCATCATCACATCTCTTATCCCACACAAGCCAAGAGCCAGTAGGTGGTAGGTAGTCGGTATAGTAATTGCCACCAAAGATGATTTGGTTTTTAGAAACTTGAAACATTAAGTCAAAATACTCTTTTGTGAGCCTTTGTTTATCCCAATCACCAGTATCGCTATAATCTCTACGATTTGCTGCTGCTCTTCCAACTCTTTTAACACCATTTGTGTATGGCATTGAGCCAACACCTATTCCGTATGGTGGGTCGGCAATAAGCCAATCGGCTTTTACCCCCCCCGTGCCATTTCTCGCATAAGTTCAAGGCAGTCCATATTGTAGACCTTGTTTACCTCTATTTCCATACACTAAGCCTCGCCAAATTCTTGTTTATATAACAAATCAATGGCATTTTGAATAACAACTATTTGTTTCCATTGTGTCTTTTTGGAAATAGCCTCGATTTTTTGCTTGGTGTCAACAGGCACCCTAATAGGTTTGCTCACATCTTGCTTTTTATCTGTCTTTTTCATTCTAGTGGTCTCCTTAATTCTTTTATCATTTCATTATAGACACTTGTAAGTGCCTCATCGGTATCTTCAATATTCAAATAGCCTTTTTGTTTTAGCCAACCAAAACAGTCTTCGGCAATAAGGTCTAAATTCTCGATTGGCTGGTTTGATACAGCCTTCTCATAAAAGCCATATTCCTCGCATAATTTTTCATCGTGCTCAAAGTAAAACTCATAATCACCACAAGATGAGCCATCGCCATTTTGTAGGTTGAGGTAGGTGAGTTTTCTTTTATCATCACTTATAATCAACCTATCGTGCGAACTACCAAACTCAAAAACATTTCCACTTTGTCGGTCTCTAATCATAATGATAGGTCTATATTTTTTTAAATCTAGCATATTATTTCTCCTCATCTTTTAAATCTATATAGCAATATGATTGGGGTGGTCGCCTCAACGGAAACCAACCAGGCATCGAGCATTTACGAGCCCTGCTATACCTTTCATCGTAAACACCAAATTCGTGCAATTCTTTTGGCTTATTGTATATTTTTAGGTCATCTATACCCCAAGCATAACCAACCTTATTTCCCAAATATTTCCTTAAACTCATTCCGCCAAGACAAGATTTTTGCATAAGTTCTTGTTGCTTGCCTAAAAACATAAGGCTTTCAATATCAAACCTAACCACATTTTTCAAAGTAAACTCTGCAACTACCTTACCATTTAATCGGTGAGGTCTAAGGGTTGGGTCTTGTGGGTAAAAAGCATTTCGCCATCCATACATACACGGTATTATTCCTTTGGTGCAGTAAATAAAAACCTTTGTAGGCAAGTCATACTTCGGCATTGACTTTCTTATCTCAACAGTTTTTTCACCATTAAGTATCTTTTCAACCCATTCGGGTCGAACACTAAGCATTATCGCTCTCATCAGCAACCTCCACTTGTGTTAATTGTTCAGTAAAGTATTGTTTAAGTAGTGCATATTTAACATCATCCAACACCTTAATGGCAAACTTATCAACCCAATGCCCATCGCATTGATTTAATTTTGCTATTTCGTAGATAGATTTGTTAACCGAATTAGCCAACCATTCGGCTTGGTCGAGAGGCAATGCACCTTTTTTAATGCTAATCAAATAATCTCTATCATCAGCAATTAGGCACTCGGCATAAGGTTTGCCCTTAACATATTTGTTTATAAAATCAAACATTCTCACAATGTGATGTAACTGCTTAGGGTCATAGCCATATTTTTCAATTTTGTCGATTATTGTAGGGTAAGGGTGTTTTAAAGCAACAAGTTTTTGCTGGCTCATACCAGATTGACAATTTAAACCCTTGTTGATGTCGAGCCTTGCTATTCGCTCATTATAATCAAATAGTGGCTGTATCAAATCTTTATATTTAGGGTTGATTATTTTAAATTTAGTGAATAATATTTCTAAAAAGTTAATGTTTTGCTTTTTAAATGTGTCCAACATTACTCTCACATCTTTGATGTCAATATGCTCATTATTTTCTCTAACCAAAGTTGTAGAGATAGGTGGGCGACCATAAACAACATCTTCAAAACTTGGCAATACGATTGCCTTTGTGTCGATGTCGCTTTTATAGTCATCATCGTATATGTCTAGCCCATAGTTTTGTGAGCCTTGCACAAAAATACCAACGACCTCATATTTGTCCTTGATTTCACTATAATGTTCAAACAATCTATCAAAAATGTATGTATCTCTATCCATAATTTCTCCTAATTTGAAAATCTTTCAAGTAAGTTTTTAAATTGCTCAGTCGAATATTTATGTCCCCACGAAACGATATAGTTAATATCATCATCTTCTTCAAGCCCCGCACCAGCACCAACGAAAATCTTTATTTCGCCAGTTGTGGTGTCCTTAGTTTTGATAAAACCAAAATTATCATACCAAACAACATCTAAAATTTCTAAATGGTCTATTTTCTTAGTCATTTTTACCTCCAACACCAGTTGATGCCTTATCGCATTCGTGTAGTAGCATCAAATTGTTAAACAGTCTTTCGCCAAACAACTTTTTGTATTTGTCGATAGTTTTTTGTTCCTTCCAAAAGAATGGCGACATATGATAGTTGATATAAAACACAATCTCTCGCATAAAGCCTCTCAAAGGTGGTTGCTCAGTCTCAAGCCAGTTGCTACACATAAATATATAAGCACCAACATTATGATGAGAGTAATAGTGGGCTATCTTGTTATCATCAAATGTTTGAGTAAACATTTTGCCAACATCGTGCCAATACCCAGCCTCTATCAAAGTCATCTCGCAATCTTTATCTTTTAATAACTCGAAACACTTATAGCAATGGAGACCAACAGTATATTTATGATGAGGGTTTTGTTGATTAAATCTTTCCATATCAATTCTAAGACCAACAAGATTATATTTTTGAGCGGCTGGCTCAATTATCACCTTGTCAAAGCCCTCATATTCCATAGGAATTTCAAATCTACATAAAAATTTGTTAATAATATCTTTGCCAACAGTTCTATCTCTTTCCAAATCTCTCTTATGGCACAAGTCAACCGGTGTTGCAAACACAATGGCAATTCTTTCAATTTCCATACCTTGAAAGTGGCTTAATGTTCTTCTTCGGTCTTTCATACTAATATTTGTGGCATCAATAACAACATTTTTGCCATTTAGTAAAAACTCTTTTGCTCTTTTATACAATGTGCTGAAAACCAACTCATTGTTTGTTTGGCAAGTTTCATCGCCTAGCAACTCTTTTCTTAAAGCATCGCTAGACAAGACTTCAGTTTCATCGTTAGCAAGATAATTGTTTGCATACCAAGATTTGCCAGAGCCAGGAATACCTACTAGCACAACCAACTTTTTCATTTTACAAACTCCTTAATTTTGTTATTTTCCATTCCCCAAAACCAACTCTCTGGGGTTAAAGTAGGGTCTTTTCGCCAAGAAAAGTAGAAAGATGAAAATTGCCTATTCTTTACAGCGAGGGCAAAGTCTTTTTGTGTTGCAAACTCTCTATTCCTAATTTCGGCTAAACCATTATTTAGTCCTTGTAATATTGCCTCTATTTTGCTTTTAACAATATTAACATTGTGCTCATATTCTTTAAAGTAGGTTAAAAACTCGCCAATTTCGTTAGTTCTTATTAGTTGCACAATGCTTGCAATATTTACATCGCCATTATTTTTGATATGATGGACGGCGACATATTGAGGGCTTTTAATTTTTATTCTGTTCCAATATTTATCGACAACAACATAGCCTTCCTCATTGTAAGGTAATTGGCTTGCCGAATTTAAGCAATCTTCCAAAGTGCTCAAATTAAACACTTTTGGTTTTTTAATACCCAAATCAACATTTAATTCCTCGAAAGTTTTGTTGTTTCTAGTTCCTATATGGTAAATCTCAATGTCTTTGTATTCGATAACAACTTTGTTATATGGGCTAACCAACTCAAACATATATGTATAGTCTTTATTTAAGTCATCAAAGTTTAAGCCAGCATTTTCCTTTGCCTTATCAAACAAATCGCCAAAATACTTATAAGGGCAATCAATTTTTAAGAAATCAACTTGTCCTATATCACACTTATAAGCATCAATGGTGCCATTTGTCGAAACTCGCCATTTGCCATTATGAAACCAAACCTTAATAAGTGAGCCATCAACCTTTTCTTGTGTGGTGGCGGAGCCCCAATCTATATCTGACACATAACCCTCACCATAGTTTCCAAACTTAAAGAAAGGGACACAAACTGGAGTTAAGGTTTTATTTTCTAAAATTATGCCCCGACATTCTCTTACAACCTCATTGTAGAAATCACTATGTATTTGGTCGTAAGACAATAGGGTGTAGTCATCATCTTTTTTTATTTTTAAACAATATGGCTTTTCAGCCAAAATGCTTTCCCAATCTTTGTTTTCTTTAATAAATTCTAACAATTTCATTTCTAATAATACTCCTTATGACTTAAACCTATGGCTAGCATTCCAATGGCACCAGCCAAACAGCCAATAGCAAAAATAAAACAAAATACTAAACCTGTGCCCATTAAATCGTGTTTGGCAGTAGAGTTTACACCAGCGACATAACCATCTGGTAGACCCATAAATAATAAAATACCACAAGCAGCAAAGCCAATAGCCAGGACAAATAAAATTGCACTCATTATAAAATAACCTGTTTTACTCATCGCTATCTCCTTTATTATCTAGGCTGAAAAATTTGTTTATTGTTTTAGGTGTCGCCTTGCCAATAATAAATTCCTCATCGTATTCGCCAATTTCCTTCAAAAAATCGTGAGGCTCAACAACCACATAAGAGATTGTAAACATATCATAGTGTAAATGGGTTATAACTTTAACTTGCTCTATTAGTCCAACAACTAACTCACCAGCAGTGTTATGGCAGCAAACAGCATCGCCAAGATTGTATTTTGTTTTTATTTTCATTATTTCCTCCTAATTCTTTGCAAATAATCAAAAGCATCACATTCATTATCGAATAAATTGTGATTATGTCGGCATCTCCATTTCCCAAAATGTTTTGAGTGAGGTAGGTTGTGAGTGTTGCAATTACACCAATATTCTCTTATGCCAACCCTTGTGTCGCCAGCACCTTTATAAGTTTTAAAAGAAATCTTGTCTACATAAAATCTTATAACCTGTTTTTTATTGAAAACTGTATAAAGTTCATCGCCAACTTTAAATTTTTTAGCAGCCCTTTCATCACATATAGGCTTTTCTTGTTTTTTTAACACCCTTTCGTGCTCAATGGCTTGCTCTTGTTTTGATAGTTTCTTTACATATCCTTGATTAACCATAGACCATATAGCACATTTGTCTGTTTCTTTTTTAATCAATACAATTCGTTTTATAAACCAAGTAAGTGCCAAAATTAGAAAGATAGGGAAACCTATTACAATAGTGGAATAAAATATCACATTGCATAAAATTATACCAAGATAGTCATTGTCCAAAAGGTCGCCCCAGCATTGTAATGTGTCTTTAAATGTAGCCCAAAAGCATTTCCAATAGTTAATCTTGTAAGATTTTTCCTTATCTGTCATTTTATTTTGCCCCCTTTATTCCATCAATGATATGATTAACAATAATCTTTACTTGGTCTTTCATTTGGTCTCGATTTTCTGCTAATTCGATAGCAGAAATAATGCCAGCCGAAAGAATATTTAAAAGGTGAATGGTTGTTTTTTCGTATTGTTCAAAGTTTTTAACATCTTCGCCAAGTTGCCTAATGAGTTTTACATTATCTTCAGTAAGTTCGGTGTTGGCTTTCTTTTCGTTTGCAATTTTCTCGTTTGCGTGCTCAATTTCGGTTGAGAGGCGAACAACAAGGTCTTTTAATTGATTTAAAGCATCAATAGGTTTAACATCTTCCATATCATCTAAATTGCCAGTAACCTTGCAATAGTCCTCGCCACCATCAATGGCAATAGCACCACATTTGCACCAAACCATATCGTGCACATTGCTAGACCATATTAAGTCGCCACATTTTTTACATCTTTGTATTGATTGCATTATTCTTTTCCTTTTAAATCTTTATTTTCTTTTTGTAAACTTAAAAAATAGTTGAGTAATTTTTGTTTTGGTATACATAATTTTGTCATCAATTCAGGGCAACAAATTTGCCTAGATTGTTTATCGCAAAAAGAGTTACACCCAAACCAATTTTTAAATTCCTCATATAGTTCATCTTTGTTTTTAGCAGCCATAACTTTAACCTTCTTTATTTTGTTGTTCTTTTACATAATCTTTTTCTCTTTGGCTTGCATCAGCAAGTGTTAATGTTAAAGATTTTTCGCCATTTGTAAGAGTGTAAGGGTTTGAGTGTTTATCAATTAAATAGTTTGATAAATGCCACACATATTGCTTAATCTCTTGGTCGGTAAGTCGGCGAGCCTTACTAATTTCGCAAATTCCATCTTTGCTACCTTTAATAATGGCAATCATAGGTGTTTCAACTAAGAAATCTCCAACTATTCTAGTCTTGTTCAATATCTCTTTGTAAGTCATCATTTTGCTCCTTTGTGCTTTTTATAGAGTGATTAAAGAAATCGAAAAAAATTTTTCTTTCAAGTTTTTGTTGGTCTTGCATTCTTTTAATTGTTATTTGTTGCATAACTATTAGTGCTGCAAACAATAAATAACAAACCCAAGCAGCAACAACCGACCATATACTAACTTCGCACACAAATGCACATATAAGGTTAGTTGTGCCAACCAACGAATAAATAATCAATGAAATTAAAGTATGTCTACTCATCTTTTTCTCCTAAAAATACAGATTTTGCCTTTTTGCAAGCCAGTAAATAGTTTTCTATTGTTGCAGGCTTAAAGAACAATGTTTCAGCCTCTCTATTTTTTTCTACACTATGAATACCAATAAAATTGTTAGGGAAACTTGCTATAAGTCTATAAATCTTTCCAAGAGGGTTGACAAAATACACTTGGAAGTTGCTAGTTTTATCTAGTTCGCAAGGGTTAGGGAAAGAAACACTATCAAGTCTTTCAATTTTCCCATAATCTCGCTGAAATTCGGCATCTTCTCTTTTTTCAAAGAGTTTATATGTACAGAAATCAGCATTAAGATTGCAATTTGAGTAAATATTCATTCCATCTTGTTCAAAAATATAGTCGTGTTTTGAGAGAGGAAGTTCATATATTTCGCCACAAGAACAAGCATAAACATAGGTCTCATTTTCGATTAACCATTTCAACCTTTCATTACTAATCATTTTGTATCTCCTTTGTCTCTAACAATGGTAAATTGCCAAATATCTTTTAGGCGAATAACTTGCTTTTTCTTTTCGCCATTCTCAATAGTGATTATTGATATAAAATTCCACATATCATCGCTAACATCATCGCCAAGTTTTTTCATATTAGCCAAATCTAATTGCACAACATTGTTTATTTGCACAACTTCCATTGTTGGGTTTTTGACAAGGGTGAGGGTGCAAACTGGCTCTTTGGGTTGTTCAACCTCTAACTTTTTCGACTTTTTGTCTTTATAGAATTGTGCAACTATGTGTTCATCTCTATCGAGTAAAGATAAGTGTACATTGCCACCATTTGTGCGATAATACACAATCAATGGGTATCTAAAACCACCTGGCTTATTAGTCGCCCTCAAAGCCTCATAACCACCGACTGGCTCCAAGATTGTCCAACCTTTACTTTTTAGCCAGTTTTCAAACTCTGGCAAGTCATTATGTGCCAATAAATGTCTATTCGCCATCTAAAACCTCTTTTTTGATTTTTTCTATATTCTCAGCCATTATTGAAGGTATAATTTCATCAAATTCTACATAGAAAGCCATTTTTATTCTATCTGCAAATTTTGTGAGCAAATCATTATCGTGCTCGGCAAGTGATTTTAGTGGACATTCGCCACCATCAATTTCATCTAAAAAGTAATCTTTACCTTCATCATCAAGCCCACAACCCTGTTCTAGGTCATTTCTAAAACAAGGGCATTCCCAACAACTTTTTGGCAATTCACCTTTAACAAACATTTCCATAAAACCTCTCTTATTGATTAAAGAAATCTCTATATTTTATTTTTACAATAACTCTCGCACCGTTTCGAGTTTTTAATTCAACCTTTGGTCGAGCAACCAAACCCTCGATGTCGGCACCATTTTTAGCAACGAAACTCTTTCGATTGTTCAAAACCCAATCAATACCATCTTGTAATGTTCCACACAATACGATAGGAACAATGCCAACATTAAAATAAGTTGCAATATCTTCAACACTTTCTCTTGGTTGCCAATTTTCACCGATTTTAACATCAAACAAGATGAAATCGACATCATCTATGTAGCCATTTGTTTGTATTTTGTGCCCATAACCCTCGCCATATAGGGTAACTTCAGTTTCGCCAAACTTTTGCTCAAATAATTGTTCGTTTGCATCGCCACCAAACAATACATTCAATCTTTCAAGTAGGTGATTAGGTATTTGTGCCTTGTCAGTTCTACCTGCAAACCAAACTTTATGTCCATCCCAATGCACTCTAATATTAGTTCCATCAACCTTTTCGGTAAATTCCCAAACATTGTCCTTTAAGAACTCAACTGTGGCATTTCTAAACTTGCCAGTTATCAATTTTTTAGTTTTTTCATCTCTCTCAAATAGAGTTTCAATTTTGTGATATTCTTTCATAATTATTTCCTTTTAACTTTGTAATCTTTGTCGCCATAAATATGCTTTATGTCATCTTTACTGAGCACACCAGTATTAAAATCGCAAATGTCGTAACTTAAATTGTGTTTTTTATAATCATTTCCACTTTTTATAGGTGTGTTTTGCCTTCTAATCTTTCGATTAAAGTGTTTTTTAAAGTAACTATCATTTTTTAGTTTGCATACGGGTTTTCTAAAAGACCTACTCATTATTTTCCCTCAACAATTTCATAGCCAAGTTGTCGTAAATTGTCGCAAATTGGCTTAAAAGTATAATCTTTTGTGTTCCAGTTTTCCTTTTCAATGGCTTTTAATATTTCGCTTTGCTCATTGCCATCGCTTGTAATATTATCTAAATAGTGTTGTATAGCCCTTTCATTGCTCGCAACAACCCTACAATCTGGGTAATCTTGGTCTTGTGCCTCAAAAATTCGCATTGTGCATCGTTGAATTTTGGCAATAGTTGATAATTTAATTTGTTTTTTCATCATTTACCTCGCATTTAAGAGAAACTATAACCACATTAGAATGACTAACTGTAACTTTTAGCACTTTTTGATTAGAGATAGGGAATACATCTTTAAAGTATGTGCCATAAGCAATATGCTTGCCATCTTTATCGACTATTTCAATTTCACAATTATCTAAAACCATCAATAAATCACATAAATACATAGCAACTACACCTCAATCAAGCCAAATTGCTCTTTGCATCTTTGGTACAACCTTTCTACAAGTTCAGTAGGCAAACAAGCGAAAATCTTGTCGCCACTCGCATATTCATCAACTTTCACTGCAAGTTCATCGCCATCGCCAAACAAATCACTAGCACTCAAAAACACACCATTCACATCATCGCAAATCGCCACCTCAAAACTCTCGTAGCATTTATAAGGCAATGTCAATCTTGGTGAGCAATAGTGCCCACAACTTGCTTGTATAGACAAATGGCACCCATTTTGCAAAACAATGCCCCTCGAAATTTGTATAACAAGTTCAGCCGGGTCGCCACCAACTTTTCTTGCAGCCCTCATCATAGCCTTTTGCTCATCTCGGCTCATTAGTGGCACCAACTTACTTAAAAATTCGTATTTAATCTTTCCCATCTTTCTCAACCTCTCGCAATTTCTTTAATCTATATATTTCATCATCTATCTCTCTATAAATGAAGTCGACAACACCAAGTTCTCTAAATCTCAACTTTAAGATTGACAAATGAGTGATTGCAAACTCTATCTTATCGTTTCGATGCTCGCTCTCAGCCTTATCATATAGAGCAATCAAGTTCCTAACATTCCACCTCATCTCATCGGCATCAGTTTTTAGCCACTCGATTTCTTTGTCCTTTTTCTCAAACTCTCTGTGCACCTGCTCAATATAGTTGTGACACCCACTCAGTTGAGCCTCTAAGTTCTCTTTCTCGTTTTCGAGTTTCACATTTTTCTTTGTAAGAACATCTATATCGTTCAACATTTCCTCTTCGCCATATTTATTTTCGTTGCTCATCGCCAACCTCACAATTAAATCTCTTTGCCAACTCGCAAATCTTTTTATCAATCTCGTGGTACTCATCAATACCTGGTCCAGCAATCTGCCCATCAAAATGGCAATCATCAATTCGCTCTCTTAGGTATCGCCTCAAACAGTAGAGCACTCGTTTATATTGCCCAATCGCCTTTTGACACTCAACAACAATCTCAGTCGTGTCTTGCCTCTCACTCATATCAAGCCCGTGCATAAACCAGCCCACCTTTTTGTCTTTAAGCACCGCATACAAGTCCATTTGGCACCCTAAATAGTTCCCAAGTTTCAAAAATGTTTCCATTATCAAACCTTCCATCGCCTCATTTTCCTTGCAAGTCATTTCCAGTTCCACATTCTTTAATCTCACTGCCATTTCACACCTCTCTTTGTCAGTTCTGTCAGCCCCATTATAACCCCTCTTGTCAGTTTTGTCAACTACTTTTGACTACATTTTACTACTTTTGACTACATTTTTTCAGTTTTGTCATTTTTTTTCGAGTTTGAAGGGGGAGTAACCGGCTTTTCTGGTAGTTTTTCAAAAAATAGGGAGGGGGGCACCCCTCAGCACCCACAAAAACAAATAAAAAAATATGCTTGCACCTAAACGACCGAATAAAAACAAGCAAAACAAATAAATATTTTTGCATCACTCACAAACAAAGCAAAAAGGGGCACGAACTAACCCACCCCATAAAGTTATAATATAATAAATAATAATAAAATAGTATGTAATAAAATATAAATAGTTATAATAAAAAAGTGGTTAAAATAGTTTGATATAAAATAGTAGTTAAAATATGAATATGTTAAAAGTTTTTAGAAGTCATAAATAATAAAATAGTTTTAGAAGTTGGAATATATAAAGAGGCAAAGCCAGGCATACCAGCCCCACCAGATGCAACCATAATAAAAAAGTTTTAAATAATTTTAAAATATTTATTAAAAATAGTTGCTTTTATTTAAAATATATGTTAATATAATAATGAAATATAAAGCAAGCCCACACAGTGGCACACAACCCCACAAGGTCGAAAGGGTGGCGAAGTTGTGGCTTTATGTTTGGAGTATTAAGACCACACCGGCAACGGGTGGCAAATCCTAGACAAAGGGGGCAAGCAATGAGCATAAAAGACCTTCAAAGCATTTTAGACGGTGCAACCGCAAAGGCTTTTAAAACTCTTTACGAGTTGGCGAAGTATTGCGAGGCGAAAGGGTTAAACACTAACGCCGACAAGTTGGCACACTTCAGCAAATAAGCACCAGGAAAACAAGGGGCACCAGGTGGCACCACCCCACACACAAAGGCACCACCAAACAAACACACAACCGACAAGACCACACCGCAAAGGGTGGCACGGTAAAAGGATTTAAAGATGGAACTAGCAACAAATAAACAAATTGCATTTTTGCAAAAATTAGGGGCTTTATTTAATAGCGAAACAATAACAAAAAAAGAAGCATCAATTTTAATTGGGCGAACTATCAAAGCAAACAAACAACAAGAGACAAACACAGACACCAGGAAAGAAACAACCAAGAAAGACAACGAACCAAGACAAGAAAAAACACTTCAACAACTTTTAGCCGAATATAATTGCGGAACTACTGAGGACAGCGAGGGGCGTTTCTACAAGGGAAACAACGCCCACAACCTACCGAGTTATTACGAAGATGCGAGCGAATGGCTAAAAGCAATTAAAAAAATTATACTAAAAGAATTTAATATAAAAATACTTGCATCAAAATCAATGGCAACGTATACACCTAGTTATAAATTTACAATTAAAACAACACCGCAAGAAATTTTTAAAAGTTATGAGGAATTAAAAGCCGAAGGGGTTTTGAATAGTGATATATTAAAGGAGTTTCAAAATTATAACGGGCTTTTTCGCTCTGTGTTTATGAATTGGGAGCCAGTTGGTAAAATTGCCGAGATTGTCAACGATGATGAGACCGTAAAAAATTTTTATAATTGGGTTAATGAATACCGAAGTGAAATTCAGTCGATGCAATACCGAACAGACCGCACCGATTGCCAAAACATAAAAGAAGTATATTTGAATATGGTTAAATTTTTGGGGGCTTTTATGACCTCATACAACTCCGACCACACGGGGGCATTTATGGGGGATTGTGATTATGTTGATTGCTCTTTCTTTTACTCTATTGATTGGGAAAATCAACACGATTTAATAATACAGTCAAAGCAAATAAAAGAGTTATATGATAAAGATTGGCGAGAATATCAAAACAGATACGGCGACAAACTTTCAAAACTTAGTAATAATATTTTTAATGCAACCACGAAGGAACAACTAAACGAATATATAAAAGAATACACCGGCACAAAAGCAAGTTTTTTAAAAGTGGAGGCTAGCAATGAATAACACAAACAACACACAAAAGCAAATAATAAAAGAGTTGACAACAACACACCCAGCACCACAAAAAGCATTTAAAAAGATATTAGACCAAGCAAAAACACCAGAACAAGCCGAGCAAGTCAAAAGAATTGCAAGGGCTTTAAAAATTGAATTATAAAAAGACTTCAAGGCATAAGCCCACACCGGCAACGGGTGGCGACTTGTAAAAGCAAGGGAGCAAACAAAAGGCAATAAAAACAACTTGCCGAAGTTTGCTCTTTTTGTTTTATCTTTATGATGCACCACAGGGCACGAAACAAGCCCCAGAAAGCACGAAAAGGCACCAAGCCGAACAAATACCCACCCCACACCAAAACAAGCCCACAAGGGGCAAAAACAAAGCAAAAGGAAATAAAAAAGAAAATGAACAAAGCAAAACAAATAAAAAAGTTATTAAAAAGACAGGAAAAGCAAAAGCAAAAAATAATTTTTAATATTGTTGACTTAGTGAGCGAGCCCCACGAGTTGGAGGAAATAACAGCCGAGCAAATAGCCAGGTTATACCGATGCATAAGGGCACACATAAAAACAACATATAAAATCAATAGATTAAGGGGCAAACAATAAAACACCTTTCTAGCCCTTTCTATGGCTTTACTTTATGGCTTAAAAAGTCCTTTCTAGGGCTTTCTAACAACCTTTAAAAAATAACAAAATATCAATAAAAAATAACAAAAATTAAACAATCAATAACAAAAACAAACAAAATAATAACAAAATATTAAAAATAAAAACAAAACATCATTTAAAAAATTAGTTAAAAAGTTGCAAATATTATTTAAAAAATTGTCAATTTTCTACCAAATTTTAAAAAATATTTAACTTTTTCTAGGAAATTTTAAAAAAATTAAAGGCATCTTTTAAAAAACGATAAAAACTTTTTGACTTCCATTTTTTGAATTTTTAAAAAAACATTATTTAAGGAGCAAATAAAAATGAATACAAATCAAATAACAAAATTATTAAATTTATTAAACGAAAACAAATTAGAAGAATTAAAAAAAGAATTAACACAACACTTGCTAAGCAAGAGCGACAAGCCAAAAGCCGACTTACTGAAGGCTGTTAAAAACTTTCTAGCATACTCATTAAAACTTAATGGCGATAGCCGACCAACACTAAGCACGGTGCAACACAAAAACGATAAGCAATTTATTTTGAGTGGTTATAGTGCTTTTCTATTTGAAAATTATATCAAAGAGTTAGATGAATTGCCAAACACCGATGCTGAAACAAGTTTAAATATTTACCAAATAATAAACAACAATGCTGAGTATAACCAAATAAGCGAAGATGATGCTTTAATTTTTAAAAATATTAAAAAATATATTGCCTACTTTAAGAGCCAAGAAAATTATGATAAAAAAGCAAATAAACAATTTGTATACTTTAATAACAAAACATTTGATGCAAAACTGATAGCACAGGCAAACGAAATAATGGCAAACAATTTAGACAATTTAGAAATAACAAACAACGAATTTTTTAGACCAACACAAATTAAAAATAATGAAATTTTAGGTATTATTCTACCTATTCGAGCAACTGAGGAAATATCAAACAATACAAAAGAATTAACAAATAAATTTTTAAACGAATTAAAAGGAGCAAATTAACTATGAATAAAAACACAATAAAAAGAAACTCAAACACATTAAAGATAAAAACACTTATTGACTTCAATGGCGGCTGTTTGCCAAAAGGAACAATTTTAACTGTTAAAAAAGAGCAAAATATTGGCTGGTTTGGTGGCGGTTATCAATGGCTAGTTAGTCATTTAAGAAATGGCGACATCCTGGAAATATTAGAGCAAGTATAAGGGGGCTAAAATGATTATAATTAACCCGCAACTAAAAGATAAAAAATATGTTATAGCCGACCATAAAATTTTTTCTCACTTGTTTAGGTGGAATGAAGAGTTAAGAGAATGCGAGCAAATAAGCAATTTCTGGTGGGAGTTTGATAATGAATATAATTTAATTATTGAAACACTACTTGATGGCGAGCAATTAAAAAACAAAGTATTAGAAATTTTAAATAAGCAAAAAACATTTGCTGAAATAATTATATCAAAAGAACAACAAAAATTGGCATCAATCAATAAGATGCTTAAAGGGGTGAAAAATGGATAAAAGAATTAAAATAGTTGAATTACAACGAATAAGGCGAGTTCTATATGCTCACTTAAAGAGAGCAACAACAAGATACGAAAAACAAGGACTAGCACCAAAAAAAGATGCTCAAATTGATAGCATCAACAATAAAATTGAAATAGTCGAAAATAAATTGTTAGGGTTAGGGGTTGACCTTTACGGCAACTCTGTTATACCCCTTTTCTAAGGAGTTATATTATGATATTAAATAAAACACAAATTAAAAATTTAATAAATACAATTAAACAAAACAAGCAAATTGCACCAAATCTATACCGAGCAATTAAAGAGTTTTTGCTTAAATATGAGGGCAAGATAACACACTATAAAGACACATTATATTTTATAGAAAACAAGTGGCTTTACGACATTAAAACACCAAAACAAATAACACCTATACCCTTTGGCGATAAGCCCTTATTCTGTGGGTTTAGTGATGATAATGATGATACCTACCACTATTGGCTTAAAGATAAAAAACATCTTGCACCTTATGGCATCACTTACACTGATTATAAAAATTTCAAATCTATTAACTGGTTTATTACTGGCGACAAAAAATTATATATCAATCACAATTACTACAATTTAAAGGAGTGTGTTTAGTATGAATGCTGAATTTTCAATGTTTGTGCCTTTCTACGGCAATAAAAACTCAAATATAAGATATTTTGCTCACACTGGCAAAGGCAAAAAGGAATTAAAACACCTTTCTGGCGATACTTATTACTTCTGCATCAATAGACAAAAACAATATGTAAAAATTACTGGTAGTATATACCACAAAAAATATGAATTATTGGGGGCTATTTAATATGAAAAATAACTTTAAATACGAAATAGGACACGAATTTTACTTGCTAGATGCTGACAACTTCCATAAAGCAAAGATAACCAAAAGAGAAAAGAACGAACACAACTTCTACTATTTAGAAATTGAGAATAGAAAAGGTGGTTGGTATACAGAAAATTTTATTTATTCGTGTGCTTTTACCGAAGAAGAAATGCTAAAAAAACTAAAAGAGATTAAATAAATAAAGGAGTGTATTTAATATGAGAAACGATAACGAATTATTATTAAGAAACAACAACTATATTAAAAAAATTATTAAAAATAATATTCTACACAACGATTACTACGAAACACTAAGAAAATGGTATAAAAAAGCCAAAGGCGATGAAAAAGATTATATCATAAGACAAGTTTTTGATGCTTACGAGGAGAGTTTTGGTGCTTATTATTCTATTTATATTATTATGAATGCGATTGAAGAAGTATTGCAAAACCACGATGAATATACTACGGTCGATGAGGCATTAGAAGATGAGGACTTTGATATACCGTATTACAGATAAAAGGAATTATGCAAAATGGCACAAATAAAAGTATTAAACACAAAAGACCTGGAATTAGCATTAGGCAATATGGGGCTCCCTGTTGCCTTTTCTAGGTTAGATATTAGCCCATCATCAATTTTATACCACTTCAATTTAAAAAACCCACTTGACTATACAAAAGTAAAGAAAATTGCGACTTGCCTTTCTGCTGAAATAAGAAAACCGATAAGAGTTGAAAAAAGCGAGCACGCATCTTTTTGCCTTTCTACACCAAGAGAGACAAGGGCTTTTCCAACTTTTAGGCAATATCACCACGTGCTAGAAAATAAACCTGCTGGTGAAATACTTTTTGGCATCAACGAAAAAGGCGAGCCCATAACTAGAAATATAAGAGACACAAAATCAATGCTAGTAGGTGGTGCATCTGGTGGCGGTAAATCTGTCTACCTTTCAAACATTTTAAGTTCCCTTATATGTTATTCTAAACCCGAAGAGTGTGGTATCATCTTAATAGACCTCAAACGATGCGAATTTGCGACCTTTGAAAACTCTACCCACCTGGTGGCACCTGTTCAATACGAATATGAGGGGGCTTATAAAGTTCTATGTGATGTAAAAAAAGAAATAGAAAAAAGGTATAAATCAATGCAATTACACGGAATTAGAAAGGCAACTGTTGATAAATACCCTTTATTGCTGACATTTATTGATGAGTATGCGGAATTAGCAAGCCATTCAAACAAAAACGAATTAGACAAAATTGTTAGTTCTATTGCATCAACTGGTCGTGCTTGTAATGTGTTTATTATAGTAGCAACACAACACGCTATATCATCAATTATAAGCAATACAATTAAAAGCAACTTGCAAACGAGAATAGGACTAAGAACAACAAATCTGGCTCAAAGTGTATGTATTATCAATACGAGAGATTGTATGGACTTACTGGGCTATGGCGATAGTTTTATATCATTTGACGGGGTGGCGGGACTTCAAAGAGTTCAAGGGTGCTATGTTGATGAAAACGATATAAACAAGATGATAGACAACGATGTTAAACAAGAGCCAACAAAACCGACATTCTGGCAATGGCTTAAATCACTACTTAAAAGCGACAAACCGAAAGGGGTTAAACTTTCACCAACAAGCGATGAAAAACCCTTTGATATTGATGAATTAAACGACCTTGATTGCATCTTAGAAAGTAATTAAACAAATAAAAAAGTGGGCATCAAACCCACTTTTATTTTTTTTCTTTTTCTAGGTTGTCAAAGATTTCAACCAACTCATAACTTGCCTTTCTAAAATGGCTGACTGCACTTATTGTGCTTATAGCCAAATCTAGGGCTTTACAATAATCTTCTTGTTCTTTATAGTATCTGTCTATTTTTGCATCATCCCATTCTTGCATAAACTTAGGCATCATCTTTTTATCTTTTGGTTTTGTTGCTTTAAATTTTTGTGTTCTAAGAATATCAGTTGCCTTGTCTAGTGTCATCATAAAACTCTTTCTCCTTTCTTTTCTTATTGCCTTTACCTTTTGGGGAATATAAACCTTTGCCAACTGCTCTGTTTATAATTAACCTTAAAGTTCTTTGCCAAATATCATACTTTTCCATAATCATTTTATAAGTGTAGCCCTTATTAAAATAATCATCTAGTAGTTGATTTTCTTGTTCTATGCTTAATTTTCTTTTGGGGTTATAACCTTTCTTTTGATATTTAGAACTTTGCCCGTTCTTGTTTCTCTTTTTGCCAAAGTTTCCGTGTTTGGGGGTTATAAGCCCTTTTTTTATGCTTTCTCTAACTATGTTTATAACCGATGCAATAGACACACCTGTTAAATTTGCTATTGCTTGATTGGTTAAGCCTTGTTTGTAAAACTCTACAATACTACTTTTAACATCATCTGCTATTGGTTGCCTAGACATAAAATTTTTAATCTCCTTGTAATAATTCGTAAACCTTTTCTAGTGTCGATAATGTAAGTTTATTAAAGTCAAAGTCATTACAGTATCTTGCAAGGCGAATTTGTTTGTTTCTAGCAATATTTTCGCTATATTTAACTTCATCAAACTCTACAATACGGTCTTGCCAATAAGAACGAGAGGTGCCATACTCATAGCAAGTTTTACCACTAAACACTTGTGTTTCCTTTTCGCCTTTCTTGGTATATTCTACTTTGATGTTTCCGGCTTTTGTAATTTCTATCACTTTCGCCTTTATACATTTACAATAGTGGTCGTTTTCTATCATAACTATATCGCCGACTTGCATTGCTGCACCTCCTTAGACACAACTGTTCTACTTACATTTAATAATTGACTTATTTTGTTTTGGCTCATTCCTTGTTTGTGCATCTCTACTATATTATTTCTAATCTCTTGGCTTATTCTTTGTGGAGCACCAAGCACGACACCTTGTTCTTTAAGTGCTTGTAATTTATTTGAGGTATTAAAACCTATAAGTCGTTTTTGGAACTCATCAGCCAAAAAGAATTGAGATAGAGCCATCCATTGATAAGGGTTAAGTTTCTCGCCACTTTGCAAGGTCATACCATTACTTAAAAACTTGATTGATATATCGTGTTTTAAAGTTAAAATGTCGACAATATCAAAGCAATCTTTATAATCTCTACCAAACCTTGATGTTTCAGTAAACACAACCATATCACCTGGCTTTAATAATTCTAACATTTCTTTAAACTTTTCTCGTTCATCGCCACGAACACCACCAGATATTCGCTCCTCAAAGATTTTGTCGATTTTTAAGCCACAATGATTAAATAAATAAATTTGTCGCTCATAATCTTGTTGTCTCTTTTTTTCTTTTTCGCCTTTTCTCTTTTGTGTTGATACACGCATATAGCCATAAATAGCCATTTAAAAACTCCTTTTCGATGCCACCTATAAAGTGTGGTCTTATACGATTTCTATTGGAACATAAGTATTATAGCATAATAATTATAATAATGCAAGTATTTTTAATAAAATAAATTGATTTTGTTTTAAACTTTTTCAAAATACTCGTATAAACTTTTTTTCATTTTATCTACTTGGTCTTGGGTGAAAGTGGCAACTATTCTATCATCAATCATAAGGCTTTTTAGTTTTTTTTCGTGTATTGCTCTTTCGAGTTTGGTAATCATCTCATTATCATCCCAACCATAAGCAGTTAATATTTTATTAAAAGTGGTTAAACCTTGTATGTTTCCACCTAGACAAACCCCCTCAATCGTGTTTGCTATCAATCTCAAACGAAGGGCGATAAGTTCTCTATACTTAGTTTCATAATCATCTAGTGAGCCATTAACGACATACTGGTCTTTTTCCCATTTCTTGGCGTGAGTGTTTTTAGTGCCATCTGCTCGCCAATATTCTTCACATCTTTCGGTTTTAAATCTACCATTAGGTAAAACCTTTTCAACTAGGGCGACATAACTTAATTCTCTATTTTGTGGATAAATAACTTTCACAACATCGCCAACTAATACATTTAATCTTTCTTTCATAAACTCAAATCTTCCTTTTTTCTATTTTGTTGTGCTTGCCTACGGTAGTAAGTTTTTTCGCTTACATTATGTCTCTTGCAATACTCTCTTACTCTTTGCATCTTTGTCTTTCTAGGCAAGTTTAGTTCTTTTAAAAATATTCTATCTTCTTCAGCAAAAATATCATTATGCTTTTCAAACACATCTATAAAATAGAACACATAACTATTGCATTGTATAATAGGGAAGGTGCCAAAAGTTTTTATATAACGAGATATAATACAATCAGCATATTTAGTTTGTAGCAACCTTTCCATATCTTGTGGGTTGTCGTAAACCCCTAATAAATCTTCGCCATTTGCAGAGTATACTGCAATAATATAGCGATTTTTAAATAGACTTCCCATTTTCCAAATTCTCCTACTGGCATCTCCGTGCCTTAAATTTTAACTAACTTTTTTCTTTACTGCCGACCATTTTTCGCTTTTGTGGTCGTATGTATATTCATAGCCAAAATATTTCTCAGCAATATATTTTTTTATTTGAAAATCTGGTATCTTTCGATTGAAAGACCCACCTTTTAGTTCTTTGTCGCAATACTCTTTAAAAAACTGCTCATTAACATAAGATGTTTCTTTCATTTTGTCCATATCTATTCGCCCATCAGTTCCTGGCACCAAAACCGCCCTATAAGCATTACACCAAGCACAGAATAGGTGATATTCCAAGTCGCCAATGTATTCTATATCATACTCTTGCCTTTCTCTTTCTTTTTGCTTTTCAAATTGTAGTTGGCGAATGCCATAAGTAAAAGCATCAAAACCATCATCGCTATTGTCCTTTTGGTTTGTTTTTATTGCTTTTTCCAATAGGGCAGAGATATTGTCAAACCCATCGGCAATTCTTACAACTTGGTTTTCTAATTTGGCAAGCCTTTCATCTCTTTTTTTGTCTTGCTCTCTATAATATTCTTTCTTCCTCTCTTTTTCAGCATATTCTTTTTCGTATTTTTCAATCTCTTTAATTTCTTTATCTGTAAAACTCGACATATAAACTCCTTTTAAAATGGCAAACTATCACCAAAAATATCATCAAGTTCACTACTTTCAATAGGGGTTAATTCCATCAAGTCATTATTCTTGTTTGTATTATCCCAGTCGAGTGATGCTTGTTCATATTTTTTGTTTTCATATTTTTTATAAATTTTATCGGCATCAGTTTGAGAAACCTTTTCAGCCTGTTTGAAGGTTTTGCTATCTTTGTCATATAAGAGACCAACAATACCATTGCCATTACCTTTGGTCTTTGCCACCTCTACAAAACCATCACATTTTTCAAAATCGAAACCACACTTGGCACAATCTTGTTTAAATTTATCTAATACTTTTTCATTTTTGTTAAAGGTCAATATTTGGTCTTTACGATATAAAAACCATACATTATAACCTTTGTTTGTTATATTTGATGAGCCGAAGGCATTTTTAATTGTTAATCTAAAACCATCAGCACCAGCACTCTTGTTTGTGTGCATAACTAGGCAAACAAATACACCATAGCGAATAGCAGCATTTCTTAGTTTGGTAACAATCGATGTTTGCTCTTGGAATTGATTTTCATTGTTATTATCAATTTCCATCAAGTTATCAATTATAAAAAACCTTATTTTTAAAACCTTATAGCAATATTCAACAAAGTCGCATATAGTATCAATATCTCTATCAACTCTACGAACATCGAACAAATAAAGGTTGTCGTTATACTTTTCATTAAACTTTTTTTCTCGTTCCTCGTTTACATACCAATCTGCAATATTTGTGTCATTACCATTTTTGTCAGTAAAGGGAACTATAACAAATTCACCTGGCTTAGCATTTTGTTGCATCATAATCATCTTATACTTACGAAGTGAGTGCTCACCAGCAAATACACCACATTTATAGCCTTGACTAATAGCACTGTCTATTAAGCCACTTGTAATTAAAGATTTACCTGTGTTGGTATCACCGACAATCTCAGTAACACCAACCTCAATGCCTTTATTAAAATAATCAAGGTCTTTAAAACCAGTTAAAACTCTTTCAATAGAAATTCGCTCATAAGGAATATTAGCAATATTAACAACAAATTTTTGTATATCATCTCTCATAGCATTACTCCTTATCTGGTATTTCATCGTTTAACCAAGATGAAAAGTGAGGGAGGAATTGCTTAGGTCTACCTTTATTGCCATCTTTACCAGTTTCTTCAGCCCAAGCCTTAATATGTTTATTAAGGTGTAAGCATATTGTTTTTGCTCGACCTAAAATATCGTTTGCATCTTTAAGATAACTTAATTTTTTAAACCAAGTCTTTTTTGCTTGTTCTTTACCAACCTTTCGAGGGTATATAGCCCATACTTTTTCAAATAAACTATTGATATACTCTTTTTTATCAAATTTAGGGGTAGTAGCGAGCGAAAGCGATGCGGGAGATGAATTTTCTTTTGGAAAACTACCTATATTCAAACTATTATCAATATTAGAACTATCAGTAGTTTGAGTTTTCTTTATATTATTATAATTAGAACTACTTTCTATGTTAGAACTACTTTTAATAATCTTATCGGTATCGTTTGTATACATTTGTATACCGTTGTATACATTTGTATCTTTGTTATTTTTGCGATTTTTTAAGCCCTTTTTAACATCTTCCCAATACCTATCAAGTTTGGCTTTATTTTCTAAACATTTTCTATCGTATTCAGCCTTGTTTTCATCAATATCAACTTTAATAACATCGAAATATGGCTCAATAGACACATCTAGCGATGGAATAACACCCGTTTCATCATAAGATATTAGGGCTCTCATAAGTTTGCCAAATTGTTCATCGTTTAATTTTTGAGTTCTTGCTATAATGTCGTAATTCACAATAACACCTCTTTTTTTAGATTTATTTGCCATTGTTTGCACCTCCATCATTTGGGTTTAATGGAAGTTCAATCAATTTATTCTCATTTGCCATTGAGCGAATATATTGCTTTGTATTTATTTCCATATTGTTTTCTAGTAGAATAGTTGGTTTTAAGACCCAAACTTTTCCACTATCCATTTGTATACAACACTTGTTGTTACTTTCCCAGCAACACACAATTTTGCTGGTGTTAATTAGAATAGTTTTCATATTAGATAATTCCTTTTCTTAATAAATATTTTAATTTCGCTTTTAAATGCCCTTAAATCGCACGAAAAGGGTTAAGGTGAATAAATTGTCGAGAGAAAGTGTTTCGTGGCTCTGTGGGGCTGTTTTCGAGCAAATTTGGGCATATTTGACTATAAATTCAGTTTTAAGTTTTAAAAATATGCTCTATTTGTCAGTAAAATGGTTATAAAAAGAGATTAAAGGTTGTTTAGTTGCCTCTAAATCTTTAATGATGCCATCTATGTAATTCCATTGATGAATACATCTCTCTAAATCATTCTTGTTGAGGCAAGCAAAGTAGCCTTTTTGGTCCGGTGTAGCAACAATAGGTCTTTTCTTTTTAATTAGATTGATTGTGTCTCTAACTTTTCTATCATTACTGCTAGTGTATTCCCAGCCAAGATGGGCACAGATTTCTTCTTTGGTAACATTTCTATGACATTCTCTCAAAAATGAATAAATCTTGTTTGCGATTTCTTTTTGATTTTCAGTTATAGGTTTCTCAAAGTTATCCATACTTTTCTCCTTTAATCTCTAATTATTATCATTGTTAGATGTGGTTTGTGCCTCTAATCGTATTTCTTGTCGAAAAAAGTAATACATATCATAAAGCATAAGCCAAAATAGTTTCATTCGAGCAAAACTTCGTTCTCGTTTAATTGTGCTTTGGGTGTCGCATTGTATAATATCGAAAGCATATTTATTTGGTTGCACCCAACTAGACACAGTTGCAAACACAGTGTTTCGGCAAGACTTTTCTTCAATAGTGCCATCTTTGTTGTAGTATGAGAATTTATAATCAATTAAGTCATATAGGGAATTTCCTATTTCAAGCACTAACACAAATTTGCGATAGCCCTTTCTTAATTGTCTTTCAAATTCTTTCTCTAATCTCTCTCGGTCATTCATAACATTATTGCAAAACTCACTAGCACTGCCTTTTCTTTCATAAGCAACAATATTGGTGTAGTCATACACTTTGTCGCCAAAATGCACACTAAAAGTAATGTCGCCCTCTTTTAGGTTTTCAGTTTTCGCTTTTTTGTCTTTTACTGCAATTTCAGTTGCGATGCCAAAATAGTCGCATACTTTTGATACCCAGTCATCTTGCTCTCGGCTATCAATTTTTAATTTTAAATAGGGCAAGAACAAGTTGGTAAAGTCTTTGCCAACGACCCAGTCAAGCCGACTATCGAACGATATATTGGTATTGATTGGGTGTTTCTTATCAAGTTTTAACTTGTTCAAAGCCTGTTCATACTTAATAAGTTCCATAGTCAGTTCCTTTCTTAATTTTATACTCTATTTGTCAGTTCTAAATCATAAAAAATTAGAATGGCAAATTATCATCATCTTCTTCATAAAGAGGTGGGTGATTGTCTTGTTTGCTTTCGCTTGGTTTATCATCAGTTTTATCAGCCTTGTAAATTTCAAAGTCATAACACACGTGGTTAGTATATGTAATCTTTTTGTCTTTGTCATACTTGTTAGTAGTATCAGTTTCAAGCAACTTAATCATTTCAGTGCCAGAAAGTTCCGCCACCTTTTCGTGTGCTTTACCGATAAAGCGAACATAAGAACTAAAATCTTGTTCATAGTCGCCACTATCTTTATTTTTCTTGCTTGTCGAAATTTTAACTTCATCAAACTTTTCTTTTTTATTAATTTCCCAAACTTTTGCTATTTTCCCATTAGAAAAACCCATTTTCATTCTCCTTTTAACTGCTTGTCTAATTTTTCAAGTTCAGTTTCTAATTTTTTAATTTGTGTTTTTTGTTGTTCAACATCATCGAATAAGGACATTGTTTCATCCATACAAACTTTCAATTTGTGTGGCAAGTTCATTTGACTAACCATTGCTCTATAAACTTCGTTTGCTCTCAACAAGAATTTTCCAGCATCTTGCAATTCCTTAATCAGTTTTCGTTGATTGTAGCATTTTGTTATCAATTCCTCTCGTGTTAATTCTTCAAGGGGAGTTGATTGTTTTTTCTTTGCCATAATTATTTACCTTTACGAGCCTTAGCCAATTCTTTAATTTTTTCAATGATTTTATTGTTATCTTCTGGCTTAACCTCTTTAATGTTTAGGTAACCCATTTCGTTTAGTATTGTTTTCAAATCATCATCAACAAGGCTAAGAGCACCCATTGTTGCATAAATTGTTTTAATTTGGTCTTTTGTTAATTTGTTTATTTTTGTTTTCTTGTCGGTCTTTAATTTTGTAATGCTTTCATTATCTTCAAGGTCAACAGTAAACATATCGCTTATACCACCAACATTTAAGATTGCATCACCAAAGGCTCTTTTCTTTGCAATTTTCATAACAGTGTTTGCAAGGCTATCTGGTGTTTCGCTTTTTTCATATTGAGAAACATATTTCTTTTCTTCAGTATTTGCACAACCAACACCTTCAGCAACCTTTACATCGCCGTGATAAAGTTCGCAAGCCCATTCCCAAGAGTAAAAGTTTCTAATTGTTTCAACAACCTCATATTTCTTTGTTGTTTCGTTGTATTTTTTATATTTCTTTTCTTGGTTTGGTTTATATTCTCGGTTTAATAATTTGTATCTAGGTGAAAGCCCTAAATAGAATTGTATTTTTTCAAAGCCGGGTTTAAGTAAGCACGGTTTGTCTGTGTTTGGTATAAGACCAAAGTCGACCCCATCAACAAAATCGTTTTTAATAAAGTCTTTAAACTTTTTCAAATTGTCGGCACGGTTTGAGATTTCCGTTGTTTGTAAATTAGAAATTATTGATGTGCTATTCACAATAACAATTTCATTTCCACTTTGTGTAATATTTTCGTTTTCCATTAGATTTTTACATCTCCTTTTATTTCATAAAATATTTCTAAATAGTTGAGTATTTTACTGTTAAGTTCAATAGGAATAAATCTATATTCGCCAGTTTCACATAATTGCAAGATATATAATGCCTCGATTGGTGTTTCTGGGTGAATATCATTCCAAATAATTCTATAAGCATTTAATTGCAAGATGCTACGCAAGTTGCTAATTGTTTTAGATGTTTTTTTGTCGATAATTGCAAGTTTTCCATCAACATATTTAACCAAGTCAAAAGTTCCAGCCAAGTTGTAAGTGTTTGAATAAAAACTTTCCTCACTATGTAATGGCTTTGTTGGATAATCTTTTAAGAAGTTCGCATAAGCAACAACATAGTTTTCAATTTCGCTATTTTCTTGTAACCACTCATCATCAAGCAGGTCAATTTCGCCATACTCATAATCTTCGGTTGCTTGATGGACTTTTGTTCCTCGTTCAGCAGCAATATCAATATTTCGTTGAGGTATGCCTTCCATTGCTATGACATCAACAAGTTTTAAAACATCGCTGACACAATAAGTTTTTTCGCCCTCAAAGTAGTAGGTGTGGCTATCTTTATCAAAGTAAAGTCCTAACATTCTACAACTCCTTAATGTTTACAAATATTGTTTCGTTAAGTGTGTAAATTTGTTTCCCAACAACTTCGATGCTTTGAGCATCTTTTAATTTCTTTTGCACCTTTGCTAATTCTACATAATCTTGTAGCAATGCAATAGTTTTTTGTGCCATTTCGATTTGTTCTTTGGTTTTTAATTCCATTATATATCTCCTTTATATATTTTATTTTTTCTTTCCAAACCCATATAAGAAAGGCAAAATTTATCGACAACCGAGTAGCCGTTTATAGACTTGTCCTGGTATGTAATTATTAGGTATGTGTTGTCAAATTCAGCCAACACCAAATAGTGGAATAGGTCAGTGGCAATGTTTATAAAACCATCCGAACTTTGCCAAGATAGTGGGCTATTCAATATCATCTTTCTTATATTCTTTTGTTTAGACCTTTCGCATATTCTTTGGTATGCGTGCCTCGACACTTTAAAGTTGTGTGCTATAAACTCAATTTTTTTACGAGAGATAAGATGTACACCGAAGTTTCTTATTGCTTTGGTGTCTTGTTTTGACTTTCTAACCAATCGGCAAAACACCCTTCATCTTCGAGGCAATAGTCTTTTGCCTCTTTGTCGATTTTTGTGGCATCAACTTGTCTCGCTGCCTTTAACTCTCTTAGTAATATTTCTTCGATTTGTTCTTGTGTGAAAGAGTGCACCAAGAAACCATTTAACTCAATCGTATCTCTCCATTCTTTGCCACATTCTATGGCATTATCAAAATCGGCATTTTCTTCTAGGCATACATCACAGACATTGCCAGTTTTCGACAATTCACTACAAAAGTATTCATCGCAAACCGAACATCTGTCAGCCTTTACAAAATCGCCACCACAACTACAATTATCTACAAATGTTTGAGGGCAAGACCGCCACCCAACACCCGTGTCGTAGCCAAAATCTTCCGTATATGTGGGCAAATCATCTTCATCACAAAGTTCGCCACACCTGTTGCAAACATACATTCTTTATTCTCCTTGCATTTTCTTTAATAATTTTAGAAAAGACATTCGCTTGCTAGTTTGGTCTAGCAATTTTAAAAGACTGTCTTGCAATGCCGACAACTCATCAAGTGAGAGGTGGGCTATTACACTAAGCATTATCTTTTCTTGCCTTTCTAAATTCAAGTTTTCTTTACCCATATTAACCCTCTACATTTTTAAGTAAATAGTCGGTAGGTTTCTTTGTTATGTAACTTGCCAATTTTAAGATAGGTAATGGCATACCATAGATACATCTTTCAAATTGTTGATACTCTTGTGGTGTAACACACAATTCGCTTGCCATTTGCTCAATAGACAAATTCATTTCAAGCCTCGCTTTTTGTAAACCGCTCATATAATTCTCCTTATATTTTTATTTGTGATTTGACAACTCTACTTTATTAAGTCATCAACAGAACAATCGAGTGCCTGTGATAAACTTTTTAAAATATCTATGCTGGGTTTTCGCTTGTTCCTTTCGTATTGACAAATACACTCTGGGCTTACTTTACATAGTGATGCTAGTTTTTCTTGGGTTAGCCCTTTGTTCTCTCGAAACCTTTTTAGGTTTTTTGCCAATTTGTTTGACATTTTAAGACCTCCTTTATTAACTAATCGTTAGTATAATAACACAATGTTAGTATTAAGTCAACTAAAAATTAACAATTTGTGAGAATAATTTTTAATTGTAAAAAAGATATTGACTATTTACTAACACTATGTTAGTATATTAACAGGAGGTAAGATTGCGATGATAAGCGAAAATATAAGAAAATTTAGACGTTCTCATAGCCTAACACAACAACAATTAGCAAAAATGATGAATGTATCCAATGGAACTATTGCAATGTGGGAAACTGGAAAAAGAGTGCCAGATGTTGCAAGTCTTGTAGCCCTTGCTGGCATTTTTGAAACCACAGTCGATACCTTAATTGATATGCAAACAAATATGGTCGGCAATAGTAACCGAGCATATAGCAACAATATAATGTACAATGGAGATATTCAATCAATAACAATCTCTAATGGCGATAAGTCCACAAGAGAATTAAGCGAAATTGAGTGTGAAATTATGAATATATGTCAAAAATTAACAACAAAACAAAAGATGCAACTATTAAGCGAGGCTTATAGAATTGAAAAAGAGGAGGAAAACTAAATGGAAACAATCGGTCAAAGAATGTCTTATTTGATGAAACAAAAAGGCATCACCAATATAGAAATGGCTGAAGTTCTTAATATTGACCCTAGTTATGTAGCAAAGTTTAAAACAGATGCTAGGCGACCAAACACCTATCAAATTGATAGAATAGCCAACAAGTTAAATGTTACTACCGACTATTTGCTAGGCAATGAGGCAAGCGGCTTACCATTCTATATGAATGTGCTAAATCAAGTCGACAGGCAAGGTATTAACCTTATGACAAACATTTCAAGTGAGAAACATTTTTCGGTTTACAATGAATGGTCTACAATAAATGGTCTTATGAAAGATGATTTGCTTGTTTTTCAAAGACCTAATAATAATGATAATAATACTAATAATAAAGTATATTTATTTATATATAATAATGAGCAAGCCCTTATAGGTAGGTTGTTTGATAATTTACTATATTTCGATAATGGTTTACCACCAGTCGATGTGAGCGATAAGTCCAAATATAAAGCGATAGGTAAACTAATTCGAGTTGTGAGGTATTTTAACTAATGGCATACACTTACAAGTCCTTTTATTGTCCTAACTGCAAGAAAGACACAACAACACACAAAGAAGGCAGAAAAGACTTTTGTAATAGATGCAATGCTGAGGCAAAACTTAGAGGCTGGGGTGTTAGAATTAGATTGCAAGAACAAGGCAAAATGAAAACTAAAAACCTTACAGGCTTTAAGACCGAGAAAGAGGCAAATGACGCATACTTACAATTTATGTCTACTCACAAAAAACAAACAACCCCTATAAATGCACCGATATATAAATTGAAAATCGAAGATATATTCCCCATCTATCTTAAAGTTAAGGCGAGTGAGGTTAAGCAAAGCACTTACTACGATATTATAAAATGCTTTAACATAAATATATTGCCATACTTCACCGGTCGACTTGTTACATCAATCACCACCCAAGATGTTAGAGATTGGCAAGATTTCTTAGTTTCAAAAGGGTATGCTCTTAAAACAAAACAAAAGAATAGAGCCTACTTAAACAATTTATTTGACTACCTACATAAAGAGTATGGTATTGAAAATGTGGTTGAGCGAGTAAAGGGTTTCAGCAAGAAATTAGAAACCAGCACCCCAGCCGAGATGAATATAATTGAGCCTAGTGAATACCAAGAGTTTGAAAAGGTTGTCAACGACTTGCACGACAAAGTGATGTTTAACATATTATACCTATGTCAAACAAGAAAAGGCGAAATGTGTTCATTGACTTGGAATGATTGGCTAGGCGACAAGCAAAAGTTAAATATCGACAAAACATTCTCTCGTATCTCATTCGATGGAACCCAAGACCAATACCCAGTTCCAAAGGCAAGTGTTATAAAAGAATTTAATGTAGGTCAAAAAAGTAAATACATTGTTCATTCGCCTAAAAGCACAAATAGTATAAGAAAAATTGACCTGCCAGATAGCACGGTCAACTATTTACAAGAATTATATAATATTCGCTCACAAGAGCAAGGTTTCAGCAACGATGAGTTCATATTCGGTAAACGAGGCTCATTTATGAATTACACCACTCTATCAAATCGATTTGAAAAATATAAGACACAATCGAATATTAGTCAAAAAGTAAGAGTGCACGATTTAAGGCATTCTGGTGTAAGTTTGCTAATTAACACATATCAAAGTAGTTCATCTAATATAAACACTCTACAATTAGAGTTTATTATAGCCGAAAGAATTGGCGACACGGTCGAACAAGTTATTAAAACCTATGGACATCTATTCAAAGGTATGCAGTCGGTGGTGGCTAAAAACATCAAATTATAGACAAAAATTCAAAGAATGTTGAGTATTTTTAAAAAATTTTCAAAAATCTGTTGACTTTGCAAAATATATCTGCTATATTGTTAGCATACATAAGATAAATATAAGTGAGCGAGATGAGATTTCTGGTGCACACTCTGGTGCGAAATCAGTGAATTGCCAAGTCAGTTTCAGTTTTGTCATCGACACAAAACAAAAAAATGACAGGTAGTCAACAAGTATGCACTGACAGTCAGTTTCAGTTTGAAATAAAATGACAACTTGTCAGTTCTTAATCTCGTCTTCCGCTCCAAGACATTAAAAACCCCTTAAAAATAGGGGTTTTTTTATTTTTCTGGTGCGAGTTCTGGTGCAAA